CGCTTGGGGTAAGACAATGAAGAACATCATGGCAGAGGAGAATAACACGACGAATTAAAGTCCCTAAGAGGATAACTGTGCCCAAAAACAGGAGAATGTAATGGCACCGTGGTCTAATGATCCAAAGTCTACTACTCCTAAGAAACCATCTGCTGTTGTTCCACTACGCGACAAAGTTATTGCTGCGCGTGATAAATGGCTGACTGAAACAGAAGCCGATCTTGAGAACATCGTAAATGATACTCTTGAGAAAGTCTTTAACAAGACTATTCTTCTGAAGTATCTAGGCATTTCGAAAAGATGGGGGGATGAGTACGAGATTGAAACTTGGAATGGTAGCCTTGGTTCCCCCGTTCTAAAAACTATTCAGGATAGTGCCCGTCAAGCAGCAGATAGGTATGTAAATAAGATTATCGGAGAAATTGAATTCGTGCCATCTGAGGCTGAAAAGAAAGTAATCAAGGCTGCATATAAGCGGACATTTCTTGAACATTGCAAGAATCATGCTACCATTCGTGCGCAGGAAGATGGCGAAGAGTTTATTAACACAATCCTAACAGATACTCTTCGCGTAGGGCCTAGTGATATTGTTGGTACACCAGAATTTGAGTATTAGTCGAAAGACTTGGGCCGTAAAATGAAGTTGTGGGTTGATGATAAGCGCGAAGCCCCACCGGGCTGGGTGCGCTCATATAATTCAAAGGAAGCAATAGACCTTCTAAAAGGTTTTTGGGAAGAGGTAGAATATATTTCGCTAGACCATGATCTAGGTGGGGACGACACGGGGATGAAAGTCCTTATCTATATTGAATACATGGTTGCTATCGAACAATATGTTGCCCCAACAATCAATGTACATAGTGCTAATCCTGTTGGAAAAGAAAGGATGATGCAAGCAATCCAATCTATCTACGCATTTGATCGACAGAACCAAACAGGATAGGAGAATAAAATGTCGCAACTTACTGGCAAAATTGTCCGCGCTGAAATCAAGCAGCTAGAAATCGTTAGCGATGATGGTAAGCGTGTTATCACAATCGAACCGAGAAGTGATGGCAGCACCAAACTAGTTGAGCGTGATGCTAACGATACTCCTTATGGATGGCAGAACAGAACAGAATATACTCTGGAAGACGAGCAGAAGACAGTTGTTACTCTGGCAATTCTACATAATGACGCTTCTTATGATCGTCCCGCACTAGATAAGATTACAAGCACACGTTTCCAAATCCCTCAGCCTGAACCAGAAAAGGTTGAGGAAGAGAATTGTTCCCCCATTGCTGTTGCTGATGCACAAGCAGCATCCGCGCTAGCAGTAAAAGAAGCGCGCATCGAAGCCGTAAAGTTTGAGATGGCGCTAGACCATTCTCGGGATCGCCATGCTAGCGGCGATGTGAATGGTTGTCCCAAGTGTGATGCAAAAGTTATTGCCTCTGCCTATCCTGAGGGATATGTTTATCCCTCTGATGCGGATTTTGTTGAAGCAGAGAATGATCAGGCAGATAAGATTGATCTGCCTTACTGATTCGCAAACATCCCCTTAGAAACTCCGCAAAACGCCCCCTGAGCCATCCGGTTGTAGGCAGTAGTCTTATAAACTACGATAGCAGGGTTCGACTCCCTGAGGGGGCACCAAATCTTTAGGATGTGGAAAGAGGGATAATAAGGTGGAACTTAATCCCAACAAGCCGTGGTGCCCCACCTGTGGCGGGGCGAAAGATATTCCACTATCTCCGTGCGTGGGGGGAAATACGTTTAACGCTGAGTTTCATACCCAACAATCTCATTTACAAGCAGCCTCCCGGTCAAGATTAACAGTATATAAATCATTGGATGCTAACTATAAATCAACCTTTCAAGGTTTTGCATTTCCACTACCAATTAAACTTGGTGGGATTGGATTCGGAACTGCACCAGCTAAAAAAGTTACTTACGAGCCGGGACCGTGGCTAGAAATAGAGGGCGATCCTGTTCTTTGCACAAGGGGATTTCACGGGTGGATTAAGAAAGAGAAAGCCTTTAGGGAAGGCGCTCATGTATATGAGATGGAGCTTGAAGGTAAGTATCTTCAGGATCATGAGAAAGCTTGTAGTACTAGAGCTAGATTAGTAAAAGAAATCTTTGAACAACCACAAGAACCTTGGGAAGAGTTTGTATCTAGGGAAACTTCTGCTCTCGCTATTGTTGAGGAAGCACGGGGACTTCGCGTAGGGGTATCTACAGTTGATCTAACCAAGAACAAACTAGTAGCAGGGTACTACCCTGTCGTTCCTGCCTACCATTTATTTAGGGAAAATCCAGAAAAACTAGGGCGATGCGGGGATTGTGGGCTAAACGAATTCCTGCATGATGGCTGGGAAGACCGTAATGCCCTCGCCGCAAAGCTTAACCGCTTTGATAGGTGGGAACTAGTCCTTTACATTCAGCAAATTCTGGCCGGAAAAGACAACGGGCTTGACATAGTGAAGGCAGACGGATCATAATAGTACATAAGCTATAGAACGTACAGGAGGATACAAGAGGATGCCTTGGAAATATATTATTATAGACTCTCATGAAAGATTTGGAAAGAATAATATTCTAGAGTTAGCTGCTAAGTTTAATCCAGCAGTTATTTGGGTCGATAGAGTCAGGTATGACAGGCCCAAAAAGAAATATTTTGATAAGGACAAAAATAATGGCTAGTGTTAAGGATCATCTTATTGTTCTCAAGCGTGCTACTGGTAGGTATGAGTGTAAGTGCGGCTGGTCAGGTGATTTGAAGGGCGTATGTCAGCATATGGCATATAATCAACCTGATCTAACCAAGGCATGATAAAATGCCTCGCGTTCAGCAAATTGATATCGAGGCAATCGAAGAGTTTGCCCGTGAACGAAGAGAGGCTGCGGAACGTATTCAGCGTGAGCGAGAATACGAATTAGAATTGCTAGAACGTATCGCTAACGCAGTAGAAAGACTTGAGCGCCGAAATGCCTGTGTTGATGTGTCCTTACCATCTGGATAAACCGGCAGTAATGCCCACATTTGGAGCAGGGTGTGCTCAATGTGAGTATGGCGAAGATAGTGGCCCACAGAAGATGGGATACACAATCTTTGCCCAAGTCTGTTATGATCCAATGGCACCCATGAATGCCCGTGTTTGGCATAGCAGGGACTTTGGAACACAAGCCTATACTAAAGAAGAAGCAAGAACTAAGGTCGCTAATCTCTGTAAGAAAATGGGCTGGTGGCTAATAATTGAAAATGTTATAGTAGTCTTCCAGTAAAATGATAAACAAGCCACCAGAATTTCTTAGGGCGTATCAGGTAGCTGAACTATTTAATGTACATATGAGTACCGTAAAACGTATCCCCGAAAAAGATTTGCCTTATTGGAAATTTGGAAGTCGCGGGGATCGCATGTATGCACACAAAGATGTAGAAGAATATATCAATAAAAGGTATGTAAGATGACTGATCTATATGAGCGCGATCCCGAAGAGATTGGTCCAGAACACCCGGATGATCTAAATGCGCGCATGAATTTTATTGAAGCACGGCATTGGTATGTTAGCAACATTCCGGGGGGAAAGTGTCAAGAACCTGCCCGCAAATTCTGCTACGAGCATAACGAGATTGACTATCATCAAGAATGCGGATTAGATAGCTGGTCTATTTTGCATATTGATGATAAACTAGATAATCACGATCATGGTGGTGGGGATTGCATGTGCCTTGAAGGCCATGATTACTAAAACTAACACCCTAGTATTTCTCTGCTTCCTAGTCCTAGCGGGGCAGATTCTAGACTCTGTTAGTTTTGCGATGTTCTATATCCATGTTGCTCCCTACTCTATAGCGCAGGAACTAAACCCTATCGTAAACACCCTTATGATTATAGGTGGGCCAACACTTGTTGTTGCTATAAAACTTTGGATTGGTTATAGGATTTGGAAGTCTGCATTAAAGTTTAGCATGATCAAACAAAAGACTCCGCTAATTATGATGTGGATCTTGCTGCCAATTGCAGCCATTAGCGGATGGGTTGGTTGCGCCTTTAATTCATACGCCATTATTCAAACACTAGGAGGTTAGGTATGGCAAGGTATGCATGTCGTTGCCATCAATGGGACGACGTTGTAGAGCCTACATATAATGTAGATATCTCTGAGCGTCTAAAAGCACTTATGCCCGATATTGTATCAGAGAACACAGTTGTAAAATATACCTTCAACTGTGGTCATGAAACACTCTCTGTGCATACCTTGGGACAGGGCAGCATGGAGTATGCTGGCCCCTATCATCCCAATGTTTATTGTGAGGGTGAGGGAGTTTGCTATTATTGTGGGGGAGTGATGAGTTATGGATGAGAACATCAAAAGTTATCAGGTTTGGGTCAAGGTAACTATGAAAAGCCGTCCTAAACTTCATGTCACTTTCCCACACGACGAACGCTATAGCTACGAGTTTGTAGTAGATGTAGCTCGTAGTCTTCAAAAAGAGTATCATTGGGCGGCTGTTAGCGTTGTAAAGGTAATAGGTAATGAAGAGTAAAGTAATCGTAGAGTTGGAAGTCTCCGCAAGAAAAGATGAGGATGATGCCCCTTCTTGGTCGTTTGCTATTTCAACACTCAAGTTTATTCTAGATTCTATTCTTTCTAGTCGAACAGCAAAGCGGTGGGACTATCGTTTCAAGGTTATCAAAGTCTTTCGTGTGGACGAAGAGACACGGATGGAACACATTCCTTTCTGCGCGACCGATGTACCGTGATCCGTTTGATCTGGCAAGACAGATAGCAAAGAACTCCGATCCGAAAGTTACGCGTTACCTTCATGCCTCTGTCATACTTGATAGGAAGGGCAGAGTTATTGGGGCAGGAAAGAATCATTTCATTGGTGGCAGGGTACTAACAGAAGAGGGTGTATATATCGATAAGACAGTACATTCTGAGGCTCATGCTCTACGCCAAGTAGACATTCGTAGACTAGATGATGCTGTTATTATCAACTACGGTAGAACAAATACATCTGCGATTCTTTCTCGCCCCTGCCCTAACTGTTGGTCTATTCTGCGTAAACTTGGTTTCAAAAAAGTTTTTTATACAACAAGAAGTAATCTGATGAAGCCCTTATGGGTGGAGGAAAAGTTTTAATGATGTATGAATTTATCTTTGAGGATACTACTCCCCCGACTCATTGCAAAGATCCGGTTATAGCGGGTGCAAACGGAAGAAGGTGTAATGCTACTATATGCATGGCGCATGGAGCATCCCACCATGTATGTGCTGATCGTCAGGAAAAAGTAGGAACGAGTATGCATATGTATTGTGAATGTAAACAAAATATGGACAATGACGAAACAGGAAAAAGAATAAAATATTACTTCAGAGAGAATAAACTAGGCAATGAACTTAAATGCCCCTCCTGCCGCGATAATTGCGGATATTGACATGGTTGCTAAATCTGTGGCCCAACTTCTAAAAGAACTAGAACAGCCGAAGAGTGGAATAGCCCCAACTATAATCTTTGAGGATCTTTCTCAAAAGGGATTAGGTGGAGCGTGGAAAGAACTTGAAAACATGGATATGGCCTTGTTCAAAAAGTTTGTTGACCTAAAAGAAACAGAAGCTAAAATCTGTAAAGAGGAATATGCCTTCTATTTCTGGAAGCGCATGAAAGATAGGCTATCAAAGGGTATAACGCCAATTGGGGAGGAACAAGAATGACGAATACGGTTCGTTTTATTGAGATAGATGGAACAGGTAAACAAATTTCTGTCAGAAATATTAACCGTGAATCTATTGCTAAATGTCCCTCATTTATTCTAGTAGCTGCACATTACCGTGCTGATGGTTCCTGTAGGCACGACGAGAAAATCTGTGAAGAGTTGGGCTGCAAAAACTCTAAAGTAAAAGAAGAGATTTATTGCTCCGAGCATATGGCATTTCTAGGTCCTGAAACGGGGGGCGTATATGTTGGACTTTAGAAACTATCCGGGCGCGGTTAACGATAACGGGTATACATATAAGCAGGCACTTAAATCTATTGGTAAGGGCTGGCGCGAATTAATTAGAACAGCATTCTATTTCAAACCCGCTAGCGTAAGAATTATTCAAGTAAAGGAAAAGTTTGGCACTCTAACCATTTATATTGCGGGGGACTATAATACTAAGGAATTTGAAGAGTATTCCCGTCTTATTTATGCCCTAGAAGCGCAGTCATCTAAGATATGCGAGTGGTGTGGGAAGTTGGGGGATCAAGACAATAAATATCATTGGATACTAACTCTATGTGAGTCTTGTAAAACAAAAAGAGATGAGGAAAAGGCTAATGAAAATCTGTGATAATTGCGGAATAGAATTAAAACCTGTATCTGATATTCCTATGCGCCGTAGAGAAGATATTACTGCTCAATACTGGGATGCTTTAGGAATTCAATTCATAAAAGGTTATGGCATGTTTGAAGATGATATAAGTAGTTTGGTATCTACTCCAAAATTTCTTGTCATCTGTCATAGGTGTGCCCACGGGCTATTGAATGCCCATCCTTGGATGAAAAAAATGATAGATGACCACCCTACTGATAATTGCATTGATAATTGCATTGAAGGTTGAAAGACTCGGCGCGCACATCAGGAGAATAAAAATGAGATATCTAACAGTTTCTGAGAGATTTTGGAAAAGGGTAAATAAGACCAAAACTTGTTGGATTTGGTTAGGTTATAAAAATAGTCGCGGATATGGCAGATTTACTATTAAGCGCAATAAGCAGCAACTTGTTCATAGATATGCCTATGAAGAGGCTTTTGGGGAGATTCCAGAAGGTCTGACACTTGATCATCTATGCAATATTACTTCTTGTGTAAACCCAAACCATCTAAAAATAGCAACACTAAGAGAAAATTGTTTGCGCTCAGAAATAAACCCCTTTGCAATAAATGCGCGAAAAGTCGCATGTATGCGTGGGCATCCCTTATCAGGCAGCAACCTCTATATTAGAAAAACTGGTTTTAGAACCTGTCGAACCTGCCAAAATGAGAAACAAAGGAAATATAGAGCGCGCAACTCATCTCTGGCTATTAAATAATAGTACTAGCCAGAAATGAGTTGCTTGCCAAGAGCAACCATAGATGGAGGACCGTGGATTGTAGAAGCGGTATGAACCCAATATGTTGACTTGAAAGCAGGAGAACCGATGCCAGATGAAAAGGTAGTCAGTTCTCGCAAGCGACTGCCCATCAGTAGGCACTCAACCTATGAATCGGCACTAGCAGCGAAGAAGGCTGAAACTAGATATCCAACGGAGCAACTACAAATTCGTCGTAAGTTTGATCATTTTGCCCTTGTGGCCCGTGTTAGTTCTAAGGAGACTAATTAAATGGCACCGAAGATCAAGGAAATTTCTGCTCCCGTTACCCGCATTGGTGATGCGATTGTTATTCCTGAAAAGATTCGACTTCGGGATGCAGCGAATTACATCGGTAAGTTGGCGGATCAGGAAGAGCAGGATGTGCGCATCGATGAAGTCATCGATGGGTATTTGTTTGGTGATGTTGCTGCTTCGTTTAAGCAAGCAATGGAGAATATCTTCGGTTATTCTCTTCAGCAAGGCAAGGTTATGAGTTTCTTTGGGATGGAATACAAAGATCCTCCCAAACTGATTACTCTACAGACTTCGCTTACTACCAGTATGCAAGTTCCTTATGGGGATTTCGCAATCCCCGGCATTGACGGAACAATTACCCTTGGCCCCGTGCGCCGTTCTGGAACAATGGTTAGTGCGCGTATTCAAGCTGAGATTAAGCGCAAGGATCAGAATATTGTTCAGCGTTTGGTGCAGGAAACACGCCTACTTCTCCGTACCAATTCTATCTATCGTGGACAGGCATTCGGACTTACGCTAACTAATGCAGATGGCGAAGCCGAAGATTTGCCAATGCCCGCGTTTATTGATGTTTCGAACACCACAGATCCTATCTTTAATCGTGAGACAGAAGTTCAGATTGGTGCATCTGTTTATTCGCCAATCGAACGAACAGCAGAAATGCGTGCGCTGGGTATTCGTATCAAGCGTGGCATTTGTTTGTACGGGCCTTTCGGAACAGGCAAAACGCAGACCTCTCGCAAGGTTGCACAACTTGCGGTGAAGCATAATTGGACCTTTATCAAAGTTGATAAGCCCGGTGAGTTTGCAGAAATTCTGAAGCTCGCTCGTAACTTCCAGCCTTGCGTGGTATTCTGCGAGGATATTGACCGCGTTGCTGCTGGCCGTCGTACTATCGAGTTGGATCAGATTCTGAACAATCTCGATGGTATCGACAACAAGGATGCAGAAATCATGGTCGTAGTTACGACCAATGAGTTTGACGATATCAACCGTGCTATGCTGCGGGCTGGTCGTCTTGATGCATCTATTCCCGTTACCTATCCTGATCAGGATGCTTCTGAGCGATTGCTGCGATTCTACGCTGGTGATCTTCTTTCTGCAACAGAGGATATTTCTGCTGCGGCTAAGGAAATGGCGGGAAGAATTCCAGCGTCGGCAGTTGAAGAAGTTATTAAGCGCTCTAAGCTGTACATCCTTAATCAGCGGCGCGTGAATAACGACCCCATTGACCACAACTATAAGGCATTGCTCAATGCCTCTGCTCTTAGGGATGCTACAGTGTCCGTAGTCAAAGAGCATGTGGAAACCAACAACAAGGTACCGAAGCGCGATCTTACCAGCGCATCCCCGCAGGAAAAGGCCGCGTACATTGTTGCCGATGCTCAGGTTGAGTCTGCTCGACTTGCAGCAGAAGCACAGCAGATCGCTGCACAGATTGTGCAGAATGAAGCTGTTGCTTCGATGGGTTCCGCTAGTAACTAGTTCCTGATAATTTGGGGGCCAGAACTTTCTGGCCCCCAAATACCTTGGGGATAAAATGTTTGAATATTCTGCCTTTGTTGTAATAACATCTGACACTAAGCCACATTCAGACATACACTGTGATGTTGAAAATGGGCCATATTTATACGGAGAACCACGAAAACCCTGTAGTCAAAAAGATTCTTGCTACGTTAAAAGATATGGCAGCTACTATCATCATGATTGCGCCTCCGATAAGTTTGGGCGCAATTATGTATGTGAGTGTGCTGAAGGTAAACCGCGTAACTCTTTCTACTTCCCGATGGATAAATCGGGTGAAACTATATGCCCTTGGTGTAGAGAGCATTGTAAGGATGGATAAACTAGATAAGTATAAGCCGGGAATACAAGGCATCAGATATAAGCCTGTCTCGGCTAGACTTAGACGAGAACTTACTACTAGGAATATGAGGAAGCGTAGGCTTCCTCAGAATCAAATGGTTATTGACCTACTTGCGGGCAGAACCTTGTTCGCGTATAGTGAACCCGGTAGAAAAAGATATAGCTTTGGAAGTCTATACACTGTTGCGGCTAACAATAACCGTACCCTTAGAATCTACGGGTATGATGATGTAGATGATGAGATTTTTAGGGGCTATCTAATCTGGATGGAGAGAAGAGTTTCAATATGAAACTACTGGAAGAAGGAGGAAATAGTAATGCCTAGGCTTTCTTATGATGACGTTTTCCTTCCCGAGAAGGAAGATGTTATGGATAAAATCTCAGAGATGGAGAATCAAATCAAAGCCCTAACCATTGCCTTAGTTAAGCATATGTTTGATGGGGGCACAAGGAGCATACGGATTAATAAACAAGATTTTGCTGATCAGATGGGAAGAGAGGGTATGAAAGAGCCTATTAAATTAGTATTTCGGGGAGGCGGGGACCACTTCATTATTAGCATCGAATAGTTGTTTAGAGGTCGGAGGACAAAAATGTCCAGAGATGACAACCCTCTTCGGATGTGGGCGATACAGATAAAGAATAGTTTGCGCGTTCCCGAAGTAACAACTGATACATTGTTTAAGGCTTTAGTGGACCACGACTCCAGAAATGTAACACAATATTACTATGGCTATAAGGTTCCTAAAGATTCTAGTGAGCGATACGATCTAGACATGCGCCTACATGCGCTAAGATATATTGCTGAGAGTTTGGTGGTAAACTAAAATGCGCCAATCATCAGATCGTGCCCCCCTACTTGCTCGTAAAGTTCATACAGCAGAACAAGAGTTTGCCCGCACTAAAAATATACGTGACTTGACAGATGTAGTCAAATACGCTGCTCAGTCCAAAAACCTAATCAAGAGTCTAAAAGTAGAGCCTGAAAAGAAGAAGGGCATACCTATCGGGCAAAGGTGGAATTAGTGATTAACTACGAAGCATCTACCCCAATTAAACATGAGCATGATCCCAAAAGAATTGACCAAACCAATCGTTGGTTTGGGGCAGATACTTGCGAGTGTATCTGTGGTTGTACCTTTATTGCAATCGATGGAATGTGCTCTACCTGTAAATTAAAAGCTAAGCCTTCTAAGGATTAGTCTTACTAAAAGAAAGTGAAGGTAAATTAAATGAGCTATGAAGAAGAGTACAACCATTTCCATGTGGTGGCAATTTGTACTGAGTGTGCAGATATCCAGATAATCGGGCTAGCTAGGGATCGGGAAGCATTGGCTGAGTTCTTTGCTAATGTTGCTAAGGATCTAAGTAAGGTGGCTCACAATAATCCGTTTGGGGCTGATATTGACTTCAAAGTAGAGATTATAGTACCAAACGAAATTCTAAAAATCGCCCCTTTGGATGGCCATAACCACGGGCATGTCTCTGTCTGTGTCGTACATAAATGTATAGATACTTATGAGTTTTGTGCTGAAATGCAGAAAACCTCCGCATTTAAAAAGATGGCTACGGCAATGACCTCTAAGTTTATGGAAATCCTTAATAACCACGGACCAAAAGATAAAGAGGTCAGGGAGGATAAGGGGGAGGATAGGAGGGCGCGTAGTCTCCTTGATTCGCTCGATCTTCCCGATGATGTTTTTAAGGGATTTAACTGATGACCGACGAAATGGATGAGGCTATTCGTCGCGCCTTGCTATACCTTTTGCAATGGTCTAATGACGAGTATAGAAAACTTGGTCCACTTGCATCTCAAGTTCTTGTTAAAGCCCTAAAGCAAGATGGCTATACCGTGGTGAAAATGCCGAGGAGTAAAAGAAGTGCCATATCGTGAAATATTTTTTGGGGGTGAGACTTTCGTAGTCCGAGTACCAGCATCAGCTATTACTGAGTGGCTTGATACTAGGGATCGTGGTCGATATATCGGCTATCCAGACAGGCCACCAGATGTTGATACTCCCCTATTGAGGGGCTGGATTCAGCACCCAAATGAAACAGCTAAATTTAACTATCTTGCCTCAACCGTAGATGATCAGGCAGTTTTTCCTGTATACTCTATTTCCTGTGATTGGCTAAGCCCAATAAACACAGTTGTTGAAGCAAAGTTTCTTGTCAGCTACAGTATTTCACAAGATAAATATGCCTTTCGTCTGATAATTAGAACCTCGCAGGGTAAAACGGTTGTTGATACAGAAATTGATGTTGCTGTAACCGAGGTAGAAGAAGCCTTTGATGAGAAGGTAAAGCAATTTGCAGAGGCATTTGTTGAAGAAGGCGCCTTTATAAGCACCTTTGCTGACTTTGAAGCGCTTCAGGAAGAAACATCACTTGCCGAAAAAGAATTAAAAGAGTATTACGGAGACTCTGGCTCAAGAATGGTGCATTAGAGATGGACGATAATATAAAAGGACCGTGGGATGACGTAGTGCTAAAAGAGGGGGAGGTAAGAAGGATCATTAATGCCTTTCTTGCTAACCCCGAACGCCTGAGTGGTGGTGCTTCCGAGGAAGAGATTACTACCGTGTTACAATGGGCAAGAGAGATAAAGCTTAAAGCCGCTATCAACATAAATATTCTGCGGCTTATCTATCTGGAAGAGCTTGTTCTTAACATAAATGAAAGCGGGGAGGTTACTATGCAAGCCTTGCATAAGGATAATCCCACCTTTGAGCCCGACATAGATCAGATAGAAAGCTGGTTAGATGTATGAATGATATTGAGTGGGTAATGCACCAACTGGATAACACCGTTGATGATGCCCTACATAGAGCAGAGTTAGAAATTGTCTATAGCAAAAACAATCCAGAAACGCATTATCATGCGACCGCAACATATATTTGCGGGCGCGCTGGATGCGCTGGTCCCGACCCCATCAGGATACTAAAGATAAATCTTGAAGGATCGCTAAAGCGCCTTAATAATAAATACCCTTACTCGCCTCTGAACGACATTGATTGAGGAGGACAATGCCTATTTCTTAGTGTATAAAAATTGTTTCGATCTATTTATTGTTTACGCTTGACATTTGACGAGCGATCTGGTAAAGTGGAATTTGTCAACCTGAGTCGAAAGGCTCAACCAGCAAATAGAAGAGGAAATAGCAAAGTGACTACGAAAAAGGCTAACGACAATAGCAATAGCAAGGAGACTCCCAGCATGACTGATACATGGACCGACCCCAAGGATTATGGCCCCCTCGATGGTGGCAGTAACATTCTTGCCGCTTGGCAGGGGCTATACTGGCTCTTCAATGCCCGCGTGGATCGGTTCGATGTTACACCTGATGGTGTGTCCGCAATTGGTTTCCGTGTAGACTCTCAATATGACTCTGATAAGATTGTCCATGATATTTCTACAAAGGGTGACAAAAAGATTGAGCGAAGGGTTGATCTAGTCCCCTCCTATTTTTACCTTGACGGTACTGCCGTTCCTCCGCTTTTTGCGGACTCTAATGCCATGACGCAGTTTATGGCGCAGTTTGGGCGAGGCGCGGGTGAAACCGAAGGCCGTTCCCCCGAATACTTCAAGTCAGCTATTGCTGGATATAAGAAGGGGCATGGTCTTACTATTCGTCGCGGTCGTCCTCCGCGCACGATTAAGATTGAGGCTCTTGGCAGCATTGATGAGAGCGTTCTTGCTAATGTCAATGTCGAGGAACTGGAAAAGTTTATGGAGACAATCAAGCGAGTTACGGAGCAGCGCGCTGCACTCGCGGCAGCAGCCCCAGTCACAGCTTAGTTTCATTGTTAGGGGACCGGAATTTTTCCGGTCCCCTAATTTAGTTTTGGAGAAAAGAAATGCGTTCGATTACCTTCAAAGTCGTTGGCAACAGTGAGCGTCATCGTGCAATTCAAAAGACGCGCAACAGGTGGGACGATATTGCCGATCTTATCAAGAACGATAAGACCGTCTTTATTTCTGCCAAGTATTGTAGCGTTATTCGAACAGCCCTTGCTTCGCGTGGAGTTAAAAAGATTACTGCCAGTAAGCGTGACAATGGCTATGTTGTTTGGTCAAAGCAGCCTGTTGTCCAATTTGAAGTAATCTCTGAGCCAGTTGCAGAAATGGAACTGGTTCATGCGGCGACTCCGGTAGCGCGCCCAACGTGGTATACCACGCTCCCTGAGGAAGCGTTGAAATCGTAAAAGGAAATTAATGACAACAAAAAAGAGGCTTCCTCCAGAAAAGGGGGAAGCCTCTTCGTTCAACGACTATAATAACCGAATAGTTCCTATAACTCCGCTGCGTATGGAGTTATCTCAACTCCAAAAGGATGGTCTTGATACCATACCCCTTGGGGAGTTACTGCGTATAATCGCAAGAATAATAAAGGATAATCAAGATGGGACTGTTTGACGATCTTAAATGCCTATATCCCCTGCCTATAGAGGGAGCTAATGATTTAAATTTTCAGACTAAATCATTAGTATGCTATCTTGATAACTACGAGATTCGGGAAGATGGCACGCTTTGGCACGAAGATTATGATACCGAAGATCGTAGTGATCCAAATGCGGAGGGTTTACGTAAATTTTGGGGGACAATAACGCGGGTTAACAAACGCTGGATGCCCGTGCTTATGACGGGAGAGGTTATATTTTACGCCACCGCAAAGGAAAATCCCGAAGAATGGTTTGAATTTTCAGCCTACTTTGTAGGGGGGAAACTAAAGGAACTTCACCAGATAGGGGATAGAAATGAATTTAGAGTTGAATGAGCAACAGAAATCTACGCTAGAGGATTTTCTGTGGGATGCTGTTCGTGGGCTAGATGGCGATATTGATTCAGCAACTATAGCTATTTTGCTGGATATTCTCTATATGCTAGAGAATACGGACAGACCATGAACGATTTTACTGAGCCAGTAGAGTTTGATGCTGACGGTAAGCCTACCCGCTATCGTTGGGACTCTGATAAATGGTTTAACAGCCTTTCGCCCCGAGAACAGAGAAACATTAAAAGGCGCAGAAAAGTCCTAGACATTACATTTAAAATGTACAGAACTATTCCTTGGATGCGATGGCCCGTCCTACAATATATCTATGCGTTTTGGGAGGGTATCTTTGAGGACGGTATTAAGTCTACTTGTAAGCCTAGGTGGGGCGCTGTTACTTTTGGCTGGCTAAATGATGGCATAAAGCCAACTCTTTGGCATACCTATATACAACTAACGCGTAATCACATGAGTAAGTATTCAGGTATTTACCCAAATGGCGCCCCTAAGAGTAAAAAACAAGCAGATGAGTGGGAAACTAGGTGGGAAAAAGAGTTGGAAGATAAGGAGTATCTTTTCGTATGAACGAGAGAATACTAGAGATTGATCCTCTAGTAGTTGCTGAATTTGCAGAAACTTTTAGGCATATGCGAGAAGAATACGATCTACCAGACTCCTCTGCCCCCGACGATTATGTGGCAGAAGAGTTTCTTGATTATTTAAGATCCCAAAATTTATATCTCTTGGATCTTTCCCGGTGCGATCAGCAAATTAGATATCACTCTAATCCCCATAAAGGCTGCATATTGCGATGAACGAATATCCCCACATTGATTCTATCTATAAGCGCGATGAGCGCGGTAATTTTATCATAGGCGATTATGCTAAGCCTGAATTTGAATACTTGAAAGACTTGATCTGGATTTGGACAGAGAAAGTCGATGGTACGAATATTCGCTTAATGTGGGATGAGCAAGGTTTGCGTTTTGGTGGCAAAACTGAAAAGGCACAAATCCCCACTAAACTTCTAAACAATCTAGATGCCCACGATCTAACCGAACGGCTTGCAGAAGTTTTTGATGTTGGTCCAGCCTGTCTCTACGGAGAGGGACATGGAAAGGGTATTCAGAAAGGTGGAGAAAACTATTCGCTAGATCAGCGGTTTGTTCTCTTTGATATCCGCATAGGCCGCTGGTGGCTTAAGCGAGATAACATGGAAGAGATTGCTGCTAAACTTGACCTACAGATTGTTCCTATCGTCTTTGTTGGTACAATAGATGACGCTATTGCCGTAGTAGCAGACGGATTTAAATCCTCTTGGGGCGATTTTAAGGCAGAGGGTATGGTTGGTCAGCCAGAGATTCCCCTGCTAGATAGGTCAGGCCAGCGCATTATTGTTAAGGTCAAAACTAAGGATTTTAGATGACCCTAAAAAAGACAGGCCATAGAGTTGCAGAATACAATGCTACAGACAACATTGTAGTCTGTACCTGTGGAAACTTTACAGGAACAGCGGAGGAATTTCACCCCCACCGCTTTTCTACTTCGGGACGTAAGAATCATAGCGCATTAGGAACACTTGACTTTCTAAAGGATATGGAAAAGGCCCGTTCTAGTTACTACCTACAAGGTAGTACTGGCCTTTATCGACCAAGGGAAGATACTTCAAATGGTTATAAAGAGTAAACACCTAGTTAAGTGTAGTATTACCCTCTATTATAATAAAGACACCTTTTGGTGGGGGGAAGAGGACGAAGATAATCCTCCTAGTGATGAGGAAGTCTTTAAGCGATGTAGAGAATACATGATTGAAGATGTAACCGATTTGCAAAACCCTTTTAGTATGGATGTAGTAGTAGCGGAATTTGTAGAAAGTCAGTTTAATGACTGATGACAAAGAAGCGATCATCTTAAAGATCAAAAAGCTATTTGCTCTAGCACGAAAGAACCCGAACCCACATGAATCAGAAGCGGCTGCTGCCAAAGCGCAGGAGCTGCTTTTGCACTATAACCTATCAGAGTCGGAACTAGATGCCTTTAGATCAAAGGCAGAAAAGATTACGCGCCAGTATTATACCGGCCATCAAAGCCCTAACGGGCTACAGGAAGTACGCTGGAAGATCCAGTTAGCCGATGCTGTTGCGCGTAACAATCTCTGTAAGATGATTCATCATCCTTATCGGAAAAAGATCAGTTGGATTGGCACAGAGCCTAACATCGAAATCTCCAAGTACCTCTACGAGATGTTGGTTAACGATATTGAATTCCTAGCAGAAAAGCTATGGAACGATATCCTAGCTATCCGTGAAGTTGAAGATAAAAGCGGCATGGAGTTCTTTACTGACCCTAGCCTACGCACCGTGCATGGGCGCGTATGGAAGAAATCTTTCTATCTAGGTATGGTTAGGTCATTAACAGATAGACTAACCAAGAACCTAAACGATCTAAGAAACGTAGCCAATATTAATGCCCTTGTACTATCCAACTCAACAGCCATTAAAGAGTATATTTCTGGAGAGTTTGGTAGATTAAGCAGGGGACATTGGGGAACAGGTGGACAGTTTAATAACTCTGCCTACCGTACGGGTATGGAAAAGGGTAAAAGCCTTCAATTCAGGAAGGGCATATCTGGCTACGGTGGTAGCGTTGGACCAAAACAGATCGGAGGATAAAGATGGCTATTGACAATCGGATTGCAATGGAGTACCATTTACAGTACAATCACTACCCTCCCATTGATCTAGTATTCGTAGATACAGCCTATGAAGCAATAGCCGCTATTGATAGTAATGATCCTGCCCTAGAGATACTTCTACCTAATGGCTTGATTAAATCTGCGGAGGATATATGCGAGGATTTACATCTTTGGGAGTTTACTAATGGATATTATGACTGATGAAGAAGTAGCAGCCTTAGCGCTTTTGGCTAAAAATCAGCGCATAATGGTTATCCTTGTTCCTGATAGCGCTCCTAATGAGTTTGTGGCACGCCTAACAGCGTGGAGTAACTTTTGTTTAGACACAAAGCTACTTCCGCCTCTAATGTTGCCTGTGGTAAAACAAGGGGATGGTTTGGTCTGCCCTTACTGCGCCGGTAAACCGGGCCAGCGTTTAGACTTCCACGAAAAGGACTGTGAATGGAGAAAGGCTGCGGAACGATGGGGAGGGGCACAGTTGCAGATAGATGAGGAATTTGGAACAACCTATGTCTGATATCCACGCCTTATTTGCTATCTCCTTTCCAATTATGATAGCATCTGTATGGTGTGATCCTAGTGATGGATCAGATCATACTTTTAACGATGATTGCGGCTGTAGAGTTAAGTCTACACCAGAAATGATGCAGGAATTCTTTGAGGAGGCTTTCTTAAATGGGTATGAAATACCTCTACCTGTGTTCGTAACAGACGAAACACTAGTTAAACTAGATGCTTTCATTGAAGAATATAAACTAGATGGGTAGACGCAGCAAGGTAGTTTCAAACTTTGTTGACGAGATAAAAGAAGTACCTAAGCGTCCCCGTAAAAAGCGTGAGCCGAAAGTATTTCCCGAAGGACTATCACCGGGAACACTTGTCAAAGTAGAATCAGTAGAGTTAAAGAGAGCGAGGTTAGGCTATGTTTCTGACCTTTGTAAGTACGACGGCGGTTTAATCATCCGTCTTAGCGATGATGGTGACGTAGCAAAATACGTCTGCATAAAACCGGAGCTAGGAGACAAAATTGTGAGGTTAAATAGCTCCCGTGGCGAAGAAAACACAACAAGAGGAGATTCTTGAATTTGCCAAAGGGAGTAACTTCATTTTTGAAATTCCTCCCTATAAATCAAACTGGAAACCTATTGAGCAGATTAACTATGTAGAAAAAACGCACCTTAAACCTAACCCCTTTGAGCCTAGAACTTTCAAGGATTTCGTGGGGCAACAATCAGCCAAAGAAGTTCTACAAATTATTGTAGATTCAGCTAATAAAGAGAACCGCCTAATCCCAAATATACTCCTAACAGGCGCTTACGGGCATGGTAAAACTACGCTCGCTAAGCTAGTTATAAGAAGGCACAAGAAAAAAATTAAGATCATAGATGGGAGTATAGCAGCTACAGCTATTGTTCCCTCCAAGGAAATTGTATATATTGTAGATGAGGCCCATAACATTCCCCCTCAATTGGCAGATACCTATAACTTACTTATTGATTCAGATAACTTGCGTATAGTTGCTTGTACAACTAATCCCGGTGCCCTACCAGCGGCTTTTAGAAGTAGGTTTAGAAACATATACCTTGGTAGCTATACCAGCGATAATATAAAAATTATCGTTCAACGAGCAGCACGAAGGTCTAAAATAAATATAACAGGAAGTGCTGCCCAGTCCATAGCAGAAAGAGCCAAATTAAACCCAAGATATGCCCTATCCTTGCTGGACTTTATTAGAGAAATCTCTGTGGTAGAGTCTACTTTAGAAAGTCCCATCAATGAGAAGGATGTTATGCGCGGCTTAGCTATACTTGGTATTGATCCATCGGGCTTAACAGAGCTAGATAGAAAATACCTAAAACTACTTCACTATGATAGGCCCGTAGGATTGCAGTATATAGCAGCAGTCCTATCCACAGATGTTACTACAGTTCAAGAAGAAATTGAACCGTATTTAATTCAAGCGGGATTAGTAGAACGAACTGCTAAAGGTAGGCTATTAGGTGGATCAATTGAAGCCTTTAAAGCCCGAATACTAGAGGAGGCTAAAAATTTCATCCCCTAGATATGCATTTGCCGTTAATTTTTCAGAGCCTTCCCCCGAAGAGTTTTGTTTCTTTTGCGAGGAAGCCATAACAATAGAAAAAGCAGAGGTCTTTTATAAAAGCCCCCGCAGTACTAGAACGCTGATTATAGATTACGACTGTTTTGAGCAATTTGTAGGCTTGGGAATGAAAGTTATTGTGCAACTTTCACCCACTAAGCTAATCAATAATTAAGGAGAATTATAAATGCCCCCTGATAAAATAGACCTACAATCTGTAACTTTTGAGATAGTACCGGACAATACTAGGCTTAGAACCGCTGATTATGGCAAATTGCCGGTAGTAATAGCTCTAATGGAGGGAAAAACTGTTTCGGTCCCTATCGATACAGCCACAGATAAACTATATAGATTTGCTAGAATTAATGGGTATGTGCTTCGTAAACATAAGACTAAAGAGGGTATGATAATAGTATGGTTCGAAGAAAGAGTTTCAATAGACGGCCCCAACCCTGAATAAATGGAGCGCCCAAAAGTTAAATCTTTTGAGGGCTGCGAAGTACCGGAATTAGCCCAAAAGATTTACGAGCAATCTCTTGTCAAACTCTACGACGAGGTTGGAGGAGAGGGATTCGGATGGTATGGGCTGACAGTTTACGAAAGGATTCCTTACATTATTACAGTAATAAAAGGACACTTTTTTTACAAGGGATACATAAGTCGAAACGCAGCGGGTATGGCATGGGGCCATATATGCACAAAATATGAACGGTGGTATACGCAACGTGAAACTAGAATATCTGATTGATAATCCAAGTTGTACAGTCCCTTTTAGCGTAGAGGTTTACAAGGAAACAGACCTTGGAACCTATGCTATTATGGTAAATGTTTTCGGCCATGTCTATACTAGGTTGCTAGACAAGAGATTGGATGCGATAATCATTGCGAAAGATATAGCTAGGGCACTTGAAGATGCCTTCCGACATACTTATGAGGACAAATCAGAAAGCAATGACAGCACAAATGGTTAAGGAATACCAATTGAAAGATTACACAAAATGTGACGTTTGTGGCAACGATATTCCGCCCGATAGGCTCCATATTATGATTGATAATGGGCTTATCATCAGAAATATCTACTGTTGCCCTCGTCATAGATATCGCACAGTAGCGTATGGCGGCAAAGATTTTATCCAAGAGAGAACAGACAGAGAAATAGATAACCTCGCTTATAAATTTAAGAACAAAGAGTTACCCTTGTGCTGGGAATAATGGACGAATATAGGTCAGTATATGCTTCCAAAAAGCATAACTATCCCCACGAATTACTTTGTTCTTTTTGCGAGGAGTGGCAGCCCGCCTTTGACTACTGTAGAGTAGCCTACCCGTGCTGTACCTTACATGAGCGCTATCTAGTTTGTACCGTCTGCGGTACAGAAATTGAAGACGGGGAAATTCAGGCCATTACTGTTGACGAAGTGCTTAGTATTAAAGCACTATACGAAGCACAAAAGGAAGATATTAAGTTCTATCGTGAAGAGGAAACAACATAAAATGTCCATACAAATGTTTGACGATGTTGATGAGATGTTTGCTGCTATTGGCAGAGGTGTAGAAGCAGCTAAAAACCGTGCCACACCAAGGCAGAATAGCATTACCTACGGCGACTACTGGCTGCGCGCCTTCGAAGATTTTCTTATCCTCGGCCACATTACCCCTGAAGCAGAATTATGGGCGACAGAGGCCGAATTAGGGGCATCAGAGGAAGAGCTAGAGTGGGAGATGGCTTCCATGAAAGCAAATTATGATAACGGTTTTAGATTTGGCAGGGCATACTCTGTAGTTGAGCCGGATGGCGAACTAGGCGATACGCATGTCTGTGACATGATTCCAATAACAGAAGAAGAATTTAACCAGTCGAAAGGCTTGCGCTGGATTCCAGAGGAAGTTGCTAAACTTCCGTGGTTTAATACGGGGCTGTTTAATAGGATTTAGGATGCCTAAAAGATCAACATATCGAAATACAAACCTACCTCCAACCGCACGACAACATGAAATATTTAATACGTGGATTAAATCAGGTGGCTCTCAGAAAGAGGCTGCTTATGAACTAGGTATAAGTATAAAAACTGTAAAAAATCAAATGACAGACCTATACTATAGATTAGGAGTTAGCAGTAATATTGAGGCTTGTATTAAATTAGGCTATCTTAAAATTCCAGATTAGTAGAAAGAGTATAGTAAAGTGGTAGTTAACAATAAGATACATCAGCCAACCCGCGCTCAACTAAGAGCATTAGAGGCATTTATCATAACCGGATCGCAGAAAGATGCAGCCACATATATTGGTTGTGCTTATCAGACGATTAAGAACCATTTAGGGGATTTGTACGCAAGACTAGACGTTAACGGGGCAATGGAAGCAGCGACACATCTAGGCTGGGTTAATACTCCAAGTAATAATGGCCCCAAGATTTGTGGATGGGTTGCCTATTGTTCCCGCCCATTTAACCATAAGGGGTATCACGGGGATATGCGCGCACTAGACACTAATAATGAGGAGTTATCTTAATGGGCTGGGTTAAAGATTGTCAATGTCCCTATTGTCGCTGTTCCTATCCAAGTAAACCGGGAACCTCCCGAGGAAGCTTGGAAATTTGCTGGCGTTGTAAAAAGCACTATGATGTAAAGGCTAAGGAAGATGCAAATCGTTAGAATCGGAAAATTCCGAAACCCCCCTTACGAGGAAAGAGTAACCTGTCCCCGCTGCAATGGGAACACTCTCCCGATAGGATATCCCGGTGCTCTATCTCGCGTAGATAACAAAACAGAGATTTGTTCCCCGTGCGGGCAGGACGAAGGATTCCGTGATTTTTTTGACAATCGCTTATCCCAACTTAATGAGTGGCCCGTAGATATTAAATATGGGATTAATGCTGATGGCACTATACAAAGTTGAGTGGGCAATGGAGTATGAGGCAGAAGATCATATGGATGCTGCTCGGCAAGCGTGGGCAGCACTAGATGATGCTACAAAGTATAACTCCGGGGCATCAATTCTTTTCGTTACTGATGAGTCTGATGGTTACAGTAACCTCGCTCTCTTTAACTCTATTGATTCTAAGGCTGTAACTATTGATATGGAAAACGTAGGATTCTGCGATGATTGCGACAAATCCTACTTAACCTACAGCAATGAGGATCATTGTACCCATTGTGGTAATTGTAAGATACACTGTACGGATAACTATAAATGAAGTACAAAATTAAAATTAGGTGGCCCTGCGATTGCTTGTGCCATCATACTGTAAGTCCCGCTCTTTGTTATTTGTGTAAAGATACTCATGAGGGCTGGGATGCCCAAGGAGAGGCGGAAGTAGGCTTTCCATATCAATACGTAGAAAATATTGATGGTGGGGCAACAATCTATTTAGACTTCTTTGAGAATGATGATACCCCCATTATGACTAGGCACCCCTATACTTGTGGTATGTGCAACTGGGGCAGGGATGGAGCATATCACGACTATAACGAGTATGAAAGCCATATGGCTAAGATCCACAACATTTCCCCCTCGTGGCCCTTCGAAAGAGGTAAGGATGATTATTACAGGTGATGCCAAGAAAGATGGCATGAAATATCACTATAAGAAGGATTGTAAAGGAAGGCATTGCACTTTCCATAATCCCTCGGAACATAAGATGCGTAGCTGGCCTATGAACCTAAGAACGGATGCATGGGCATTTCCTCTTATTGAAAGAATATGCGAACATGGCGTAGGCCATCCTGATCCCGATAGTGTAGCTTTCCTTGAATCAATATCTAAGCCGGGAGCAAAGGGTACTTGGGGGATGCACGGATGCCATTTAGATGAGAGTGGTAGGTTGTGTTGCGCGGAACCGAACGTGCCATGATTGATTGCGCATGTGGGGGCAATACAGATCATATGGGCACTTGTCATTTTGGGTGGCATAATCCAAAGACTTGCCCAAAAAATATCAACTTTGCCCGCATGTTCATGGATGGGCGAACGATTCGCAGACGGCCGGTGAGCGCTTATGAAAAGGCAGAAGTTGAAACCATGATCCGTGATACCATTATTAATGATATTAGGGTATTCACGGGCGCAGATACAAGGGCAGCAGAATTTACTGCTGACTCTATTATCAAATATCTAGAGTCTATTGGATATAGAGCCAAGGAATGAAAAAACTTTGGGAGCAAGCTATTGCTTTACTTCCTAAGAAAAGCTCAGTAGGTCAGTTCTTTATAGAGTATAGACCTTGGATAAAGGATAAGACACACTTATATAGGGTAGCCTTTAGCAAAACGGGTATTTTTCAACCAAGGATATATGAAAAATTACCTTATCCCGGCTATATAGAAGCATTTGGATCTACGCCCGAAGAGGCTCTTCAAAACTTTATAACTAAATGGGAAAAATATGTTACTTACTTGTCAATGCTGTAGCGTTACTACGGAGTTTGTAGATGCAGAGGAAGCCTTTAATAAGGGATGGGATGCACCCCCGCACTTCACCGGGTATATCTCCTGTAATCTGTGCCCTATCTCCTTTCTGTATGGCGTAGACCATACTCCTATCCATGTTAAATGGACGCAAGAAGGTAGACCAGATACATTTACAGAAGAGACTTGTGTTGTAGAGGCTGAAAGAACAGGACTCTCATCAGAAGAGTTACTTACTAAGGTTAATAAGATGATATATCTAAGAGGGGCTAAATAAAATGGTAGCTTTGCTTGAAAAAGAAGAACTTAGTGATTCTTATGAAAGAGACATGAATGAGTTATTTAACGAAAAGAGTTGTCTTTGTTGCAAAGATTGGTATGTTCCATGTAATGATCCTACGCATCAAAGCAAAACATTATGCGTATTTTGTAACATAAATATGCATATTGTCGGGGATTGTGACGGACGGTATGATCCACGTTGAGAAGAAGAAGAAGAATGATTAATGTTCCCCGAGATGCTTGGTTAACATACTTATTCAAACTACATAGCCCGCACATAAGAGACATAGGGGATCAACGGGAACCTTGGAATATTATAATCTGTTCTTGTGACCCCTTTATTCACCCGCTTCCTAAAGAGTGGAAAGAGCCAAACGCTTACCAAAAACATTTGCTAGAAATTCTCGACGAGGAGTACTTTTCTAGGCTTGACAAAAATGTATTATGATACATATTGACCATCCGTGGTCTGAGTGTAGCAAGAAATACGGCCACCCATTTAGAATATACATACGAAACAGGTGGGGATTCTGGTCCGTTGGGGTAAAGTCACAAGTCTACGATAATAAAGCAGGAGAGTGGACTGATCGCTGGGCCTATATTACCCATCACCCAAATAAATAAAAAGAGCCGGGAGCGAAATGCTCCCGGCTTTATTTTTGATCTAATATGCCCGATCTTGGCCTAGGTTTTCTTCTAGGCGGTTCTTTTCCCATGTGAACTTCCTGTTTCTTATCAAACACAATCGTTTTGATTTGATGGTCTGTAAAGCATAGCAATTGGCACTTTGAAAGTTCCTCTAGGAATACTTCCTGCGACGAGGACCAGAGCTTTCCTAAAGAGAATTTCTTTGTACTTGGATTGAGATGATCAAACTGTAAATCTTCTGTAGAACCGCATACCACACAAACACCGCCGAGGATTTCGATTGCCTCGGCCTTTCTTTTGTTATATCTAGCCAAGTTATACCTTGCTATGTAGCTTCTACGCGACTCCACACTCATAGGTCATCCACAATAATCATACGATTCGCTATAATCGTGCCTATCATCCCAATTCTTAGGCTTCTCCGTATACATTCTGGTACGTATAGTTTCTGTGGAATTACACGCTGGGCAATAACTGATATCTATAAAATACCAGTACTTAGAGCTTGTTTTCTTTTTTGTATCTGTCATAGTTTTCAACTAATGACCTAGCCTTTATCTTTGCTTCCCAATTAAAATTAACAGTAATCTCTCTAAGTAAATTCATTAGATTTTCTGTGCTTAAATCAGCGAGATTAAAACCTACTTCTTTGGCCCGACCGATCTGCCCGTAGTCTGCTGCTTTAGGAGGCACGGTTATTGTGGCTTTTTCCCACGCCTCCATCGTTTCTTCAGTTTTAAAGCGCATCTACAAACCTCTTTTGGTGTTCAGGATCAAGACTAGCAATAAAGCCCCTTACCTTCCAGTAACAATTATGATCGGACATTAAAATATCGAGTGTTTCTTTACATCCCCTCTTATCCTCCGAAGTAAAAGATATAAAATATCTTTCAGGTGTTGTAAGTTCTTTTTTGCAAATATCACAAAAGTATCTAACGGCCATGCTCTGCTCCATCCCAACGCATTTGTTCTAACGCATGAACAATAAGCTCTACAGCTATATATATATCTCCCACTAGATCCACTAATGGAACTCTTTTATTAGTGTTTGTATTATGGGCATTTAGTTGCTCTATAATCAATGGAAGTAACTTATCCACATCGATATTTCTATCCACGATTGTCCCTCCAATTGCCTTCTTAATATCTCATGCCATGTACAAAAATACCGGGTGCATAGGGATCTTCTTCAGAGGATACTAAAGCACAAGAAGCTAAATCAGCAATTAACTTTCCTGAACTTCGCATAAATCTCCAGTAATCATCAGGCCAGCCGTGTTCGGCAAAGCCGTTTCCCCGTGTTGTCATTAAGAAATGACCACCGCTCTTTAAAACCCTAGCAACTTCGGCTAAAGTAACCCAAAAAGCGGAATCATGCTCTAGCATTTCCATACAAGCTACCACGTCAAAGTGGCCCTCTGGAAACTTTAAATCGTGGGCATCCATAACAACATCAACTAGGGGACCATCTATAAAGTCTATACCAACATACGGCCCTTTAAAACATCCCCTAATTGTTCCATTAATGTCGCGGCTTCCGATTTCAAGAACAGATAAATTCGCAAGGCCAAAATCATTGGCCTTTTTTTGTGTCCAATCAATTATATTTTGATGCATCTTTTCCCAGCTTCCAGTTCCAGTTCTAATAATAGAATTTTCGTATTTAGCCAAGTCGAAAGACTCCTACAAAAGTTTTGAAAATGTTGCCCCCCAAAAATTTAGGAATATAGCTCACCATTTCCATTTTTACCAATTTTTAGTAAATCCAAATTCAAATTGAGTGCCCTGTTATGTATATCAACGATAACTCTTAAAGTTCTTAACTCTTCCTCTATAGTTTCATGCTCTTTAGCTGTCATAGCATATTTATTTTCTAGGGAGCTAATAGCATTAGATACAGCAGTAAATGCCCCAGTATAACTAGCTACTAAAGCCTCCAAGTGGCCCGTTAACTGCTGTACTTTCTTATACTCGCTAGTCTCATAAGCAATAACGCCTATGAGAACCAGCATTAGTAATCCTAACACTATTTCCATATAATCACTCCTACTTTATACTGTAAAGTTTAGGACGCTCGGTGAATGTTTCGAATACCCCGCTTAAGAACATGAAACACATCTCGCAGTACTTTACAATCAGCAATGCAATGCTCCGCTATAAGGTTGTAAGCATCCTCATCCCCGGACATAGCGCGATCCCATATCTTAACAGATAAGGGAGTTTTTTTGTTTGCCACATCGTAGTACTCAGAAACACTCTGCAACGAGCGCCTACCAATACGCGCGGCGCCACCAGAAGCCTTGTACATAAGATCGATTGACATGTGGGGATCAAGCGGAGGAAGTCCATAATACATATTGCGCCCACGAAGAACAGCAATGTCAAAGAGGGCCGAATTCCAACCTACAAGAATATCATACTCCTCTAGCCTTTTACAATAATCAGTTACAAGTTGTTGATCATCTATAATCGAAGGCCCCTTACGAAATTCCTCTACTCGTCCAAACTGATCAGCTATTGCTGCGTATAGAACAATTGGCTGGGTGGAAAAGGTAGTTTCAATATCAAAGAAGCCTACATTAAACCCTACGAAATCTGCTACTTCTTTGGCAGTAACACGCTCCCGTGGGGGCATAAGCATCCCCATCTTAGCGTAGCTTCTTGTCGCGGGGGATTCTGTGCTAACACGCCGCTTTTTAACCTCATAAGAATTAAATGACCTACTGTAATTAGTTAATGCCCCGAATCTATGGTACTCGGATAAACTAGTATCTACGCACTCATCCAAAGCTGCAAGCTCTGTTTCTGTCCACTTCATAAGCTATTTACCACCTATTATCGCGGTCATACGACCTGTCCATAATTTGATCAAGAGATACGTTATCAAACTCACGTTCTTTTCTTCTACGCTCTCTTTGTGCTTCATTCTTAATCGCCCGAACCCACGGTTTTTTTTCCATAATATCATTTTTATATTCATTATAGTGAACCTTGCAAAACTCTAACGATCCAGAAGTTCTACGTTCACAGACTAAACAAACAGACATTAACTAATCTCACCCTTTGATATGTTTGAATAAAACTCCCCTAAATTAAGCGCAATTTCAGAAAAATCTTGCTCTTCTTCCTGTGCATTTACACTAGCAAACAATTCTGATTGTAAACTAACAGCAAACTTAATACCGGCTAAGAATGCAAACGCAATCTCATCCCCAAATTCCTCTTGAACACCCATAAGCTCTGAGAATATCTTATTGCCTATTTCTTCTTGCGATACCATTTACACCCGCTCCATGATTACTTGACATTTATCTATCTCATCATCAGATAGAATATAGGGGGGCGGATAGCCTTTTTGTCTAGCCACCATTTTAAATACCCGACCATCTCCGTACTCAAATCCAAGAAATCTGGAAATTTTCCAATAAGCAGACTCTAACCTTCTTGAAATTGTTCGCTGATCTACTGAATATCCTAACTCTTCTTTTATCATCGCGGATATATCTCTTCTTGATAATCTTCCATCTGACATAACATAATTCAACATTTGTATTTCTTGTTTTGACAACTCGCCCCGCTCAGATAACGTTCTTATTGCCCACTCTATGTCCATCTTCGTTGTCAAATCTACCATAATTTGCGGAGATGGATCGTAGTCCCTTACATAAGACAGACGACCCCCCTTATAGGGGGAGTAACTACTAATACCCTCTATCAACATTCTACATAGGTGGGCTGATCGTTTACGCATATATTTAATCCCTCCGTCTAGGTAACAGGACGTTCCCCAAAACTTAATTTACATTATTTTAGGGGGTAGTGTCAAGTAATCGGAGGGTTTTTAAAATTTCATCTATTGCTTTTCGTGTTCCATCCTTTGTTTCGTTATAAATTGAGTAATCAACACCGGCTACTTCTAGGAAGTTACGGTTGAATAGCTCATGGACCGCAAGAGCGCCCTGTGATGCGCTCTTGACGCCCTTGAGGCGTGCCCTGCGGCGCACTTCCGGTGCCGTCAGCCGGATAACGGTGAAGTCTAAATCTTTTAGTATATTTATTTCGTTAATATAACGAGTATCGTCAACAACAACATCCCTAGTTGTAGTTCGAAGCTTTCGCTCCATATACCCGATCCAAATATTTGGGTCAATTTTATAAAGAGCATCATAAACAAGGAGTTTTTGTTCCCACGGGATTCTTTTATGTGTTCCATAGTAATACATTATCCTCATAATACGATCTACACCCTCGCCTAACGATTCTTTTTTAAAGTTATGCGTAGAGCGTAGATAATCTGCTGCCCAAGTCCTTCCCGATTTGTTTTTACCTATAAAAGCTATTCTAATTGCCATTTTCAATCAGGGTATGTAGATCATAATTAGCTATAGGATCATTACTAGCTACGGTATAATCATTTCTCATTATTTTCCACTCTTGTTCAGAAGGATGTACCATGCGTGACATTTCCATATCGGGATAGAGTCTTTTTATGCGGTTAAAACGTATAGCTTCGTCACAAATAACGTTTATAATGGTAAATCCATTTTCTCTTAAAGCTTTTTCTTCAATCTTGTACCTAAGATCATCCACTACTAGCTTAGGATACCCGCTATCTATTTCTTTTTTAGCTTGGGATAACAAGTACGTTACAAAAAGGTTCTTATCCCATTTTTTAAGATCATCCGAAAACTCTTGCAAAAGTTTTCGGCTAAGGTTATCCTTTCTTTGTACTCCGTAAAGGCTATAGGCTAAAGATTTTAGCAAGTTTGCAAAAGATAGCTTAATATAACCTTGAGTTTCAAGTCCTTTAGCTAAATAAGTTTTTCCAACGCACATTGGGCCAGAAAAAGCAATTCTATCCATAGAATTTTCAACTTTAGGGAGTTTTGGTTGCGGCAGGGCCATCTTCAAACTCCTTTCGTATATTAATCTTCATTTTATCGTAATAATCCTCCAACCATTTAGTTGCTTCGGGATATTTTAAGTCTAAATAGTTTTCATAGACCTTAATTAATAAATTTGGAATTTTTTCTAAATCACCGTACCCATAGCTAGCTAAAATCCCAATTGCGTCTGGTACTGATAGAATATTAGGCATTTATCAAGTAAGACTCCCAAGCAGCTTCCCTATAACTGATAATTTCATCAATATTAACGGGATATAGATCCCCCAACCTATTAGTAATGTTAACGGATTTAAATCCCGCGTATTTAATCATCAAGGCGCATACGTGGCACGGGAAAAGGTTTTCCTCGTAAAAAAGATCGTTTGTAGAGCTATTATAAGCCTGAATCAAGATTTTAGTATGCTTATCGACAGGAAAGCGCCATTTTATCAGCGCTGCCTGTTCAGCATGTATTTCTGCACCAAGATCAACGGCTTGACCGTGCTTTAGTTGAACAGAATCTCTAACACAGAAATTATTGCAGCATCTGCTAATTCTAAGGTTGAATGTAACAGTAGTTTCTACTCCGTTAGTAATAAGACAGCCATAACGCCTTCTAACGCATTGAGATTGCGCCGCAATCTCTCTTGCGATAGTTACGTGATCACTTGTTAGAGTTTCCAAGGTTATCTACCACCCTTTGTTCTAGTTCTAGGTCATCGCAGATAGCTCCGCGATAATCGCACCACTCACAAACTTTTTCGTGAAATATCCTGTGCCTCATATCAAGGGACTTCATTTTAACAGCATTATTGATCATTAGCTTTAATTGCTCTACATCCGCAGGAGTTCTTTCAGTTTCGATCAATTCCCCGGTCCTAAGATGGTGCCATATTAGCTTTTTAGGGTATTTCCCGTATATCTCATAGCAAGCCCAGTAATAGGCTGTTAATTGAACATTATGCCTTAGGAACCAGCCATCGGGCTTTGCCTTTCCTGTTTTATAGTCAATAATGCTGTATTCTCCTGCATCATCTTGTTCGATCTTATCGATTCGTCCGACAAGATGGGTTCCTGCGATTGGAATCCGAAATTCCTTCTCCACATCCAATGGATGTTCCGCGATCTGACCAGATTTAATTTGTGCATGGTATACCTCCAACATGGTCATACCCTCACCCTCTTGCTTTATAAGTTGAGGATACGATACAAAAACCTCATCTTCAGTAACAATTCGGTTATACTCAGCCTTAAAGACATTGATTAGGTGCGTAATATCTAAATTATTCTCAGTATGGCCTACCTCTAAGGCAAAGTGAACGGCGCTACCAAGCGCAAGCCAGATCGTCGTGGGACCGCGCAGAGCAGCCTCGTACCGTAGAAATGCCGCATACGGACAAGCCAAAAGATGTAGAAACGAATAACTAATATGATCCATGCTCACTTAACTGTAACCTGTACCTTCGTGTGTCCATCCAGTCTAAAAAACGGCATATTTATAACACCGAACACTTTAGAACCATTGTGGAGAATAATTTTATCAAGAGAGGAAGTGCTAGTAACCTCGGGAATATCCCAAATAATATTATAGGCGTATTTGGTATGCTTTACAGTATTGGCCTTGCCCAAATAAACAGCTTCTCCATATTTATTAGTTGCCGTACCTTCAAGATCGTTGGTCCTTAGAAACGAATCAAACTTAGTCATTATGCGTGCCACCTAGGATAGTCAATATCAATAACTTGAAGCGCAGCCCTTGCTAACTCAGAAGCATTTTCAGTTCCTTCTGCAATAGCCACAAGAACGCTATACCAGAGGTCGTCTTGTACGATATGTGCCGATTCGGGATCATCCTTTGCTAGTTCAACTAGGGCTACTCGCTCTTTAATATATTCTAGATCAACAATAAGTTCTTCCATCATTTGGTACTCCTTACTAATTGTTTTTCGATCTTGCGATAGTAGCGAGAATATGCACGGGCTAATGCCAATCTTTGACCAAACCTTTCGACATAGGAATCGTCGGGATGATGCTTAGAGTTACCGCGTGCATAATTTCCCTGCCTATCCCAAATTTCGGCAGTAGTAATATCATCACTAAAAGTAACAATAATGTCATGGTTTTCTCTGACGTATTTATTCTGCTTCATCTTTTTCCTCATCCACTAGAAGTGCTAGCGCTTTGATAAGATTATCCTTTGAAATAACGGTTTGAACAGATACTACATTACCTTTGGCTGTTGCATAGTTGGTTAACAGGCAAAGTCCCTTGCCGCCTGATTCATCATCCTTCCAGTTACTAACCATCCAACCGCCAGAGTACTCAATATCATAAGAATCATCGAGACTATGATTCTTCCACGCAGTTGTTTTGACTTTGAACGCTTCTTCCATCTTTCCTTACCTATCTAGCTGTGCTTCAATACTTTTTGCTGTAATTTTTCTTGACTCGTACATTGCAATTCGCTCAAAACGCTCAATTGTTGGGTCAACAATAGCCGTTCTAAATTTCTTTACATCGGGACTTGCCTTTCCTATGACCTCCAGATAAGACAATTCATTGTGTATCTCTTGTAGGCGGATTAAAATACCCGTAGCACTTTCATAGTTGGTCCATAAATGCTCTCCGTCAACTCTAACATCTAATTCAGAAAGGTATTTGGATATTTCCAAATAGAGGGCATCAATATCTACATCCATTAAACACTCGCAGACTCCTGAATTCCAAAATCAGGATATTCTTCTTTGTCCAAATATATAACTTGCTCCACTACAAGAACATTCCTTGTAATTTTATAGACGGATTTTAAAATAGCTGTAAACTCATCTGTGGTTGTATCAACAGACAATCTGACCCTTATCTTTCTAACGGGTTCTTTTACTGCCACTTTCCGGCCCTCACTTCTTTTTTATACTCCCGCTCAATAAGAGTATCAATGTTTGTTATAAAAGTTGAGTCCTCAAGCATCGTCCAGCCACCTAGAAACCGCTCCCTAACAAAGTTGAAGGCATCGAACAAATCAGCTTCGCGGTTAAGTTTATATACGGCTTTGGCGGCGATAAGAAATTCATCCCAAAAGGCATCACAAATAATGGTAGACTCCCCTTTCTTCGTAATGGTTTCGTCGTTCTCTTTATTTAAAGAGCGATTGATCCAGTATAGATCAACCGGGGACTCAACTTCAAGCGTAGAAAACCGATTGTTATGTCTCTTTGTCACTTTTTGGGACAACTTACTCTTCCCTCAATATTTCGGAAACTTCACCTACTACTTTATCGCTCGACAAAGAGAGGTTATAGAGAACTAAATTTTCTATTTTTTCCAACTTTTTGGATCTTATTAATAATAACTCGTGCCACGTTTGCCCAATAACTGCAAGAGTATCTAAGTTTTTATGCTCCCCATTAAGGGGGAATGTTTTAGGCATGTTGGACGGCTCTATATGCAATAGAGCGTGCTTATTAAAGTCGATAGCCCTTTGATTAATCTTGATCCACGCCTGAATCAACCAAGTAGGCATAGCCCTGTTTTTATTCTCTGTAACATAGGTACGGGACACAGCATCAAACTGTAGGCTTGTAATATGCCCCACTCTTCCAGTAGAAGAGGATATGCGGGAGAATTCTGGATCACGCCCATCTACATCCTGCATACGCCTAGCTATAGAGCGCTCAGATCGCTTGGAGCGCTCATTAATCGACCTTTGACTTCGCGTAGCCCTAGGTTTAGGGGGAACAAGTATTACTTCTTGTAAAGTCCCGCCATTTTTACATTGATCACATATTCCTTGCCATCTTATATATTTAGTTGAACAATTAGAGCATACATACTCTTTTTTACTTCTTACAAGTCTACCCAAGTTATATCACCTTACAAATCTCTAAACTTTACGAATTTGGGTACCCATCTTAGAAGAGCGACTCCAGTTCTACCATTACGGTGCTTACGCACAATTGCCTCAACAACATCCTCTTCGGGCATTTGTCCCATATCGTCATAATAGGATTCCCGATAGAGAAAGATAACAACATCTGCTGACTGTTCAATTTCACCAGATGAGCGAAGATCAGATAACTCTGGTCTTCGCTTACTTCTCTTTTGTTCGCCGCCCGTGATAACAGTTTCATTTTGTCTGGATAGCTGACTTAACAAAAGAACAGGACAATTTAGCTCTTTTCCGAGTGCTCGTAACTCTTTAGTAGCGTCCCCAAGGGCATCCACAATATGTTTATCGTTTAGCCTAAGAATATGTAGGTAATCTACGATGATTAACCCTAGATCCCCCCATTCAAGCCTTTTCTGTCTTGAAACAGACGTAATATGACTTGTTGGGACACTTGCCTCTTCATCAATATGAATACGATCTAAGACAGGGATTAACCTATTCTTAGCCTCATTAACTTTTTCTACTGAGCGATCATCCGCTATAAAAGCGCCTGTTCGTATCTCTTCAAGAGATACCTCCGATTCTGTAGCAAGCATTCTTTCGAATATCTGCTCCCTTGTCTGCTCAAGCGAAAAGAAAGCTACAGGACGATCATTAGCAACATTTCTAGCAATGTTTACAGCTAAAGCAGTTTTACCTATACCCGGCCTAGCTGCTAATACAATTAAACCCTCCATTCGATGAAGGATCATATCTATCCCGAAAAATCCTGTTCGTATGATTTCTTTATCGTCCACCTTTTGTCCAAGTGTCTGAACAAATTCATCGAACGCTTGTCCTGTGGGTATATTTGCCCCCACATCAATGCGGTTCTGTAAAAATTTAGCGAACATATCTTCCAATTTTTGGATAGTATATGACGCAATAGCATTTGGCTCTATGCAAGCAGTAATAATATCTCGCCCTAAAGCAATTCCTGCTCTTAGTTTGCTATCCCCACGAATCTGCTCAGCATAGAACAAAATATTAGATAAACTTGGAAGAAGAGCATCACTATCTTTAATAAGTGTGCTAAAATACTCCTTTGTTTTATCCTTTAACTTATCTTGGACTGTAAGAGAGTCTATTTGATCAGTTTCTAACTCAGAAATTGCGCGGTAGATTTCCTTATGAACGTCCTTATAAAAATCATCCTCCAGCACAATAAGCGAAACACGGGGAAATAATGAAGGATCTGCTAATACTCCTACAATTACTGCTTTTTCAAATTCCTCATTGAAGGGGACCACATTACTCATAGCTATTACCAATATTAAACGGTATCGTCTGCTGCATGAATCCTCCGTTTAGCTTCCTCTATTTTTTCATAGAGCAACTGATTTGCATTCTTGGAATTCTCAATTGCTCTATTTGTTTTAATGGAGTCCTCATCAGCCTTTGCTTGACTAATTAAATCATCCCTCCACTTTTGATTAGCAACGGCTATTACATAGTTCAACGGGTCGGCTGTTAGCCGCTTAGAAGAGGTAACAACTAGGGATTCAAAGACAATAAGATCGCCATAATTATCTACGACCTTTAAAAATCTTTCCTTATCAGAAAGAGGCTGGCCAAGAATGTCCGAAAACACTCTTGACCAGCCAGCTTTTTTATCCCTGCGTATTTCCTCCAAGTACTTTTCTAGGGTCAACATCTAGTAGTGCTACCTCACCAAGTTGAATACCATCTTCATCGTCATCTTCCAGTTCGTTAATATATTGGCTAAGCGCCCGCCTTAGGTGAAATTTTATCTCCTGTAAAGTATATCTACTATCAAAATCCAACTCGGCAAGAAAATAAGCTGTCTTCATTACTTGATCCCGCGTGCCTCATTAATCTCCTGCATTGTGGCACCCTTTAGCATCATTTCGATTTCCTCGATAGGTGTTGGTTCCGCTAGATCATCAAGATTGAACAGCGCTTGTGCTTCTCCCGTTTCAGGATCTAGAAGTGCGCTCTCATCAAGTGCTTCTGGTTTTTGCGGTATGGCTGCAATCTTTTTGTCCCGGCCTGTTCCAGCAGTTGTAAATACGATATCGTATTCCGTAATATCAGCGTTATGGTCCTCCTGTTGCATTTCTTGAATTGGATTCAAGGAGTAGTTGAAAAGCTGCACACCCCCTTCCATAATCTTGACTTTATTAAGGGGCTTAAAATCATGCCCCTTCTTCAAATCATTACCACAATTAATGCACACCTTACCCGGTGTATCTGTATTACATGCGCTGCATGTGGTATACGGGGTCCGATCTAGAACGTTAACAACAAACCTTCGTCGTGCTACGGCATCCCTACGAACAGGATCATCTTTAGCAAGACCCTTGACTCCCGCCTCCAGCGGGCAAACAGACATATCTGCACGAACGTTAGGACAATTGGCAGACATACCAATTCCCTTATTGGCCTGTGGAATCCAATGCTTCCAAATGGTGCGGGCACCGACATTGAGCATTCGAAGTGTAATTCGATAATCTTCTGTAAACTTTACATACGCTGCTGAGGTACGCTTTCGCGTCTCTACATAGGATTTAACTGGCGCTATTTCAGCAAATGGCATTTTAATCTTCTCCTAAGATATGTTTGGTCATATGGCTATTGTAGCTATTGGACTTTAACTCATACTCACTCTCCTAATAAAAGTAGATGAAATTATTTGTGCGGAGTTCCCGAATATCTTTCTAGCCGCTACTACTAACTAAAAAGACCTTGCGCATACCACTCAACGTTTGCAACCGCGTGCTTCCTCTCCGCACACACTAACTATGATCCTTTGGCTACCCTAAAAACAAGCCCTCCCCGACTTGACTTCGGGAAGGGCTTGTGGTAAAATCCTTTACACTGTGTATGTTACACAGCTATATTAGCATATATAGTATAATATTAGCATATATTATTATACTACGCGGGAATTTCTTCAGGAATTTCATCTGTTGGTGGCGGCTCGTCTGGAACAGATCGAAGCGCCTTATCTACTGCCTGTAGAATAGTTGTAGCAGCAATAATAATTATTGGACTCCATTCAGCAGGAAACAGAACTCCACTTGTAGCAGCAACTAATAGTATCGAGATAAATGTAGCAACTGCTGCCTTTAATGCCCGATATAAAACTGCTTTCTGATTAGATGTAAGATTTCCTATTAACGGAATCTTTTCAAGTAGCGTATACGGAATAAGAATACCTTGTGGCATAATATCAACTCCTTATAATGTTTTCTTTTTAACTGAATAAACGACTGTTGGTTTATCCCATCCGGGTAAGTAAGTAATGTACTCCATAGCTTTCTTTAATTGTGCTTCGGAAATTCTATCGTAGTTAGGTTTCTCTGATCTACCGGGGGAGTCGTGGTCTGGATCGCGTACAAGATACTCGTACCCAGTAACTTTACTACCTCTATAAATAGGAATTGCCTTAATAACTAATACAGCATGAGAGCCTGTAAAATAACAGTCTGTTTTCCCTCCCATTTCAGCCTTGCTGGTCGTATTAGAACAATGTCCAGCCCATGCCGGATAATATCTATAGTTTACAGATGCTATTACTGGCCCTAATTTTAATCTAGATATCATGTTGGCTCTATTATAGCCTACATCCCATCTATAACTAGATACACCATTTAGTTGTAATGCTCTTAATGACTGAGAAACTTTTAAGCCCCTACCCGGCACTTGTCCAGAATCTCGTCTAACTTCGTTAAGTGATATAAGCCTATCCTTAAAATAGTGAATTATCATTTGAACACAAGTATCAGTACATGCTACTTTCTGTAGCGACCAAGGCACTCCCGCTTGCCCAAATTGAAATCTAGGCGCATAATCTAATATGTCTAGTGACTTCAATACTATCACCTCCTTTCTAGTTGATTAAATGGAATAGATTTTTAAATATTTCTTGAAATTTATTAGCCGCAAAATCCCAAGTAAACTTTTCTTGCGATATAAATTTATAGCCTTCTTCTGACATTCTAATACGTAACTCCCTGTTCTTATATAATACCTCTAATTGCGCAACAATATCATCTACATCAGATACTCCTCCCCATGTATTAATACCCGAAGTATTAAGTATCCAAGCGGAGGTTTTAACAGTCAAGCCTCCATGCCCCTCTACCAACTCTTTAAGGCAGGAGTGGCCGCTTACGACCTGTGGGCACCCTGTAGCCATACTCTCAGCTACTGGAAGTCCGAACCCATCTCCTAAACTAATCAAAGCATTCACATCGAATGTATTATAAATAATATTTAGGTCTTTCACAGGAACTCCTTTATCGGATCTAAGTTCCTTTGTTACATACACCTTCTTATCTAATTTTAATTGCCTTATTAATTCACTAATATCAAACCCAACATCGAACATAGCTGTATGTAGATATAATCTAGCCTCTGGTTTGCCCTTTGCAAATATTTGAAACGCTTTCAGTAGAAGATCAAAGCGTTTTCTAAACTGATTACGCGCAACCATCCCCACCACGAATTCATTTTGATCTATCTTAAGCATTGCTCTAGCAATGCTCTGGTTAACAGGAAAAAACTCGTCCCTATTTACTCCATGATATATCTGATGTAAGTTAGATGGCCTCTTTCCCCCATTGGATTCTATTACTACGCCTTCTGCGTAGTTGGAGTAACAGACTTGAGCATCTAGCTTATTTAGCGTATCTACCCACTCTTTTTTTATTGGTCCAGCATCCGTGGGGTAATATCCCACAGTTTTAGTTCCCCTAGATATTCCGGGGTGATCTTGTGGTTTTGTATCGAGGTACTGACTTATAACCCACGGATCATTTAAAAAGAACACAATATCTGGTTTAAGGTGGTCGTATAGATCCCAAAATTTTGAATAACCGTACATTGAGTCTAAATTAGATCCGGCTGTAGGATGAATGGGATATGGAAATAACTTTGGATCGTAAGGCTCTCCCCTATGGTTTATACCCAAAACTATTATTTCATAGCCCATATTATAAAAACGACTTATTAAATTTTTGGAAACCACGCCAAAGCCTGTATCAACTGTAGGCGAATCTCCAACATAGAATATCCTCATTTAATCTCCTAACACTAATCCCTGCGATATTAGCTCTACTATAGCTTCCTTAAGATAGACCATAAAAAGCCCAAATAGGTATTCACGATCCCACTCTGCCTGAGTTAATTCTTCATCAGCCTTATCAAGATGTGCTTGATTTATTCGTTGTTCTATAGCCTCTAAGATTTCTTTATCTGGCATTTTGTAGCTCCTCTGGTGGATATACTAAATTGGGGCAATTACAATGCTCCTCATATGGCTCAATAACGTACCACTCTTCTAGCCCCTTATACTTCTTAACTTGTACCAAAGGCGGATTGTTTAGCCAGCCCTTAGTAGTAGCTAATTCGAATATATAGTCCTTATCTATTGAGGACGCTATACTCCACGATATTTTCCCCATCTATTCTACCTCACTTCCACACGGCATTCCACACGACCATTTCCATCCTCAGCGGTAATTTCAATCGTATGTAGATTAGACTGAGAAGGATCGCTACGATAGTTTCTATCCGTTGAGCTAGATATTCTGGCCTTTCTTAAATAGGGAGTTATATCAATACCCCTAACTGTATTAGTTATATCGTCTGGATCAAACGTATTTTTGCCAAATATATAGTATGTTGCATCAATTCCGTCCACAAAAATCTTAAGTCCTGTTGGATACGCCATAGTTTAATCTCCTACTGTGGTACGTGTAATATTATAAAATCTAACTCCACTAATACATTAAATACTATTTTAATAGTTTTGGACTGAGTAAAGTACCCATTCTTAGATATAGTAACTGTATAAGTTAAATCAGGAGTTAAATCATAAAAGGTATACCTACCCTCATCATTCGTAAGTGTCTCAAACGATGTTGATCCATTATTAGCAACTACTGTAACTCCCTCTAAGGGTTGCCCGGTATTATCGTGGGTTATTAATCCCGTTAATGCTCCAAAACCTAATCCGATTAAATCAATCATTGTAGTACTAGACTCTGCTCCGTTGGACTCACTAGGTTTCCAACTATTTACATCAGTAGCTTTTAGCCAGCCGCCTATAAGATCGCCCTCATTAAGTGGTACGCAATAGGCATAAACTTCTATGTAAAGTCCCCCTATGCGCTCAATAACTGTTGGGCCAAAGTTTATATTTCGCCCATAAGAGGCGCAACATTTAGCGTACTCTCCCCCACCTACTGTAATAATATCTATAGGATCAGGATTCCATCCCCACCCTAATGCCCAACTTAGAGGAATATATGTGCAAATATTTTCCCTAGCAGTAGAGTATATTTTCCTAGAGATAGTTTCCCACTTAGTAGGATCAAATGTATCTTCCCCATTAGGTAGGCGCTTTATAGAGGCTACGATTTGGCTACTATCTGTTGTACCTCCTCCTGCCCTGTTTCTAAATATCATGGTGTATACGCCATTAACAGGAACCCTTATTCCCCCATCAAGCATGGGTAGAAATTGTCCATAGTTCCAGTTATTTTCAACTGTTGGGAAGAACCAAGGATAGTTTTCCCAAGCAAACCATATGTTTGTAATACTTCCCTCTGTATCTAGGGGATCATGGTATCTTGCTCGATAGTCCACTCCACTTTCCTGTTGGTGTGGCGGATAAGAGTCTAATTCAGGATGGCCACTAGGATCATGTATAATTTGAAGTTGCTCATTCCAGAAGTAGTCGGCATATCCCGTCATGTATCTCCTAGCTGGCTCTGCCCCCGGTAAACAATCACAGCAATTATCTGGCTTTATCTGTATGTTTAAACTAACAGCGTGACTTCTTTCTGTTATAGGAAACTCTAACTTATAATTAGTATCGCCTGATACTATGTCTAACTTTCTCTCGATTAAAGGCAAATTAGCGGCAATTCTGCGTGTATTATGAGCAGTTTCGGTAGCATCTTTTTGTAGGGATTCCCCTATTTTACGTAAACCTCTCATTATACACTCTCCGCTAGAGCTATTAAATCAATTTTAATCCAAGTATTAGAAAGCCCGAAGAATGCGTTATGTAGTAAACATCCCCACCAAGTTCCTGAACATAACCCACCTATATTCTCTGATAGGGATGCACTTAATGTATCTCCTGCCTTAGCTTCTATAACTTGATATAGGTGGGTAATAGATGGAATTACCCATATTAATGGGCCTAAAATAGAAATAAACCCTGTAGCATACTTGGTATAAGACTTTACTACCTTATAGTTATGATAGAAAGAAGCAAATTGAGACAGCCCCGCAGTATAAGATAGCCCCCAAGCAGCAGAGGTAAGTGTTATTGAGTAGCAGCCGCTATCCGGCACAGTTATCGTACCGTCACCATTAAGAATAAATTCACCGTTACTTTCAAGCATAGTGCCCGGTATTCCGGCATCATTAAATTTCAACCTACACCACTTATTAATTATAGGGGGATTAACAGAACAAGGCGTGGTAATTTCTTTTAACCCGACGTTAAGACGGACTAAGGCATCTGAGTGCGCTTCAAACGTTTTTTTATACGTAAATAATCTATTGAAATCTTTAACCGAAATCTCAGGAGTTGGAAAATTTTCTGCCCCACGTCGGGCATTTTGATTTACTTCATTTCTAGTTTTCTGTAATGTTTTGCCTAGTTGATTTACTTTATCCATTTCCTGCACCAACATATCTCATACTTCTAAAACGGGGTAAAACTTTAATATAAATATGTACACTAGGAGATGTAGTATGAGTATAAAAATCCATCCTAAACGTATATAATGTACCTACTCTATCTAAACTTTTTTCTACTGTAGGTAAATTTTGAGCAAATCTGCGGGTTGAGTGGTTGGTTTGATCCTGTGTGTGCTTTAGATCTTTGCCTACTTGTTTTAAGCTATCGCTGGCCATTTTACACACTCCACAGACCATTCTGTACCACCATTTGATTGGGTTCTAGTGATGCTATTTGCACGAACTCTTAATTCTAACTCTGCCTTCTTAACAATAAAACTATCTCCCTCATGTATAGGCATATCAGTTGCACGCTTAACAGTTACTCTTTTCTGTGGCTCTCTTCTCCTAATTAACTCTGTTCTAGAAGCTCCGATTAGTGTAAAATAGTCTGCTGTATTCCTAAGAGAGTCATAAGTTCTTTGAATGGTTCTACCCATTATTGCTCTTGTCTTTTTATCCTCTACTATTGTAGACATGGGAAGTCCATCTATATCGGCTCCAGTAGCAAGTAGCATAGTAGCTACTTCACCAATGTCTTCTGTATCATCGATATCAATGGTTGTACCTCGACCCTCAGCAAATATAATTTCTGTATCCTCACCTAATCTCGGAACAATTTTTAGACCTAGCTCAGTAACATCCCACTCCATTTGAAGAGCCTCAGATGTAGATTTTATTATATCCAAGTAATTAGTATTCATAAACTTAACACTAAGGCCGTTGGTTTCGTGAACAGACCAACCATCAACCCACATGGGATCAGGATCTTCTGGCTTATAAACAATAGCACTATACCAATCCCACGGAAGACCATTTTCAAAATAATCATTACTATCAAAAACAATAAACTGTGGTACATCCGTAGGATTATCCAAATCAACTGTAAGAGTCCCGTTTGGATTACCCCCCGGTATGTGTATAACTACGGCTTCTCCTACGGAAGTTTTACCTATTATAGCTAGATCAATTAGGCCATAATCAACACCTTTTCTGGAATATATTATAACCCTATCTCCCATAAATCCCAACCCGCCTTTAGTATATTCTCCGGGCTCGATAAATTTATAGGCACTACCATTAGTAAATTTAGAATCAAATATCTGATTAATCTCAGCGGGGATTCTAAACGATATACGAGCGTGATCCTCATTATAATCCGACATGGTAGCTGACCAATACCCCGCAAACGCGTCTATTGATACAAATCCACCATCCAGATTAGTTATTCTTAGTTGATAAGAGGTTTCATCTACTAAAATCTCTGATTCTACAGTTATCTCCCAAACCTTTGTCCCTGATACATCAGAGGGCAGGGTTAGACTGTCTTCTAGAAAATCCCAATCACTCCAAGAGTCTGTTCCTGTTTTACTTCTAAGCTCTATTGATACTGTACCGGGAGTTTTACCAGATGGTATAGTAGCAAACCACTTTATTGATATTCCCCTAAAATTTAAAATAGCATAGTCATTAGCCATTTCACTATAGGAATAGCTACCACCATAAGAAAAGGCATCCATTTTACCGGGCCATGTATCTACTTCTAATACCCTAGCGGCACTCTCAAATAAAACCAACCTACAATAAGCAGGGGTTTTTATCCAATTACCACTATTGTTGCCATCAGCAATAATAGTGTTATACTCATCCTTAATCTTTCCGGGGGAACCAGATACTTTTATCTTTCTAAAGAACGTTCCCGGTTCAAACTTTTTTCCCCCTATCATTTCCGCTTCTGTTGGCATGTGCCAATAAGTTATTTGTTTATTATCACCTTGAATTTGGTGATAGGCTAAGTCAGTAATAGTATCCATCCCAACTATCTTTTTCATAAGACTTAGCTCAATAACAGAAGCATAACAATCGCTATTTGGGTTGATATCCGTAGTAGGTATAATGGACCCGCTCGTAGTAGCGGGAGATGGCTTAGAATCACCTTTAAACGTGTTACTACCACCGCACTCCCACGCCCACTCATCAGTAAGGGTTCCTGCAACAAAGAAATTTCCGTACCAAGCATGAGTATTGCTTATATCTAATTTCCAATACCTAGCATCTATCGCACCGCTAGTGGCTGTATGCTGGCTATCCTCAAAGCCACTCTCTCCTGTATAAATAGTTTGGCCTATACCACCTGCATTAGTAGTTTTGCTGTAGTTAGGTATTGGCGATGTATATATAGAAGTATAGCCCTCATTATCGTTTGAATACTGCCAACTCCAATCATATGTTCTACTATAAGTCTGCGTAGATCCTCCCCACCACGGAAGAATTATCCTAGATTTTGATATTTTATACTTTTCTCCAAGATCAACTATAATATGATCTGCTCTGCCTATTCCCGACCAAAATTGGGATGTTTTAATAACACCCCTAGAGGGTGTATCTCTTCCCACGGCAACATACCCCGTTTGTTCATCTATAACATAATCCTTGCTACGCTTACTTACGCCATAATAGGCAGAAGAGGTATCCTGATTAATAAGAGCAGTTGTTCTAGGTTCGGAAGATAGGTTTTCATAGCGAAGATCATCTAAGAATACGTTAATTGGATAATAAAATGTTTGAATACTCTTATAATAATCTCTAAACAAGGCGGATCTTCCCGGCCCCGAAACAGATTTGGAATCTCCCCCTGACCTATTAATGCTTTCTATAGGCCCATAATTTAATCTAGTATTTGTTTCAGTATCCCAACATTCCCACCATCTAAGATAGGTTATAAAAGGAGTTTTAATATCGTTGATAGGAACTTTAAACTGAATGCCTTCCTCGCTGGAACTAACTGTTTTGCGCAAGGATATATCAGTTGCTTTTTCTAGTACTATGGGATCAACAAAGTTTACCCCGTCAGAGAATTCTGGAGTGCTAATTCTCACTTGTAACATCTATAAATACCACCTATTTTGATAAGTAATTATGCAACTAGTAGCCCCTGATATAGTGAAGTATGTCTTTCCCGGCCCTACATATATGCCATAATTCTTTGGAGTTATTACTGCGTTGTTCCCTGATGTAAAGTCCTCTGTATCTACAACAAAGTTTTCTACATACCCACTTATTGAGATAGTTCCCGTATCTTGCCCCTGCTCCGTAAGTCCGCTTATTGTAATGTCTGTTCCAGTAACAAGAATAGTAGTTGGGGTCCAGCCGCCAAATCTAGCTCCTGTATCTATTATCCCTGTGCCAGAAATAGTGTTTATTCTATCCTCTATTATCCAAGGTTTAGCCTCAAATTCCATATCATAATCAATAAACTTTCCGCTTGAAGAAACATCCTTGGCCATCTTTAGGCTCTTTGGCATAGCTAAATAATACCTATCTGTGCGTTGTATATATAATCTAGCAAATTGCTTTCTAACTGACCTTAATATTGTTGCAGCTTCCTGCACTTTTAGTTTACATTCAAGATAGGTTGGCTCCCATACCTTCATGGTAAGACTAATAATTTTATTTTCTAGCCCTATATATTCGCTTAAGGAACTATCAAAATAGGCTGTATAATGCGAAGCGGTATTGGCTATCGAATCATAGGACTCACTCTGAGCATATCCCGGTACTAGATGGCCATTATACTGAACAAGATATCTAGCCATCCCGCTCGTAGGGATTGGGGGCACAATATTTATATTAGCAAGTATATAACCAGCCGATTGAGCTACTTTAGGGACGTTATAAGCCAGTATTCGCGCTTGTGCTTGGCTATATTGGAACCCGCCTATCTGTACTTGTGCCTGTGCCCCCCTAATTGTTGTCTTTACAACAAACGTTCTTGCTTGACTATAAATCTTAAGGTTTCTAAGCGTTATCCACGCCTCTGTCTGAGCATAGCCACGATAGATATCTTTTATCCATGTTCTAGTACTAGCACACCTATAGTATGTTCTATGAATTTGAGAATTTGCTAATCCTATGCCCCAAGTTCGATTTAGAAGTACAATGGACTGAGAATAAACCCTATAATCCTGTAATATATGGACTTTTGCTAGGCCCCACTTATCAAATCTTTGTATAACTGCTATAGCTTGAGCAGATTTGATATAATCTGTTTTAATTTGCGCTTGGGCGTTAGAGTATGCCGCAAGCCATAAGATAAAGGCCCCTGCCTGTGCGAATTGGAAGTGCCCTATGTATGCTATAGCCCCGCCCCTTGCGATGTTACCCCTCTTAAACACACTTACAGCAACATGAGCATAACCTTGTGTTTTGGAGACATAAGTTCTAGCATTTCCAAATCTAGCATAGTGCCCTATAAGATGTGCTTTAGCGAATCCATAAGCCTCTATATCATATGCTTTAATAGTAGCAAGGGCTTGGCTCCACTGAGTAGGGGGTATTATCCATGCCATAGCGTTAGAATCAAGGGCGTAAGTCTGTATGATTTGTGCTAGAGCCTGTGACCATTGGGTAGGAGGTATTAACCACGCTTCCGATTGTCCGTATATCTGGTAGGTCTGAACTATATCCGCTTGCGCCTGTCCATAAACGTTCTGATCGAATGCTGGGGAGATATAATATGCTGCCTGTGCTACTGCATAGTGCCCAAACATTGCCATTGCCTGAGCAAATGTTCCACTCTGTATTAGCCCTACGCCTAAACCAAATGTAGCCAATGATATCCTATTTCCGTCCCCGCCATTGGTTACTATTAATCGCCACCATCTTTGATTGCTAGGGGCTATAAATCCTCTAACAGCATTATCTCCACTTAACGGAGTAGAAATATTAACTGGAAGATATATATTAGGTACAATAGTAACCCACTGGGTAACGGGAATAGTGTTTCCGGGGCTTCCATGCCATTGTAGACTTACTGTAGAGTTATATTTATCTGGTAATATATAATAGCCCGTTATTACCCTATGCTGTCCTAGATCGATTATTAATTTAACTCTTTCATCGTCATTTTCGGGTGCAACGTTTACTAAACTTTCCCATAATGATAGAGAGTTACCATCTATAGTATTTATTGGCCCGCCAAAATTAGAATCGTTAGGATTAGGTATAGTAAGCTCAGCAGGAAGTGCTGTAGCCGTTGCTCCTAATGAGGATAAGGCATAGTTATTAAGATAGAATAGAGGATAGGTCTGCTTAATTCGCGCCTGTGTTAATCCCGATGCAGAGCGCAGAACAGTTACTCGCGCCTGTCCAAAGCCGTTAACATTAAATGCTCTTAATTTAGCGTGCGCTATAGCATACCTGTTAACATTAAAGGCATTTAACTTGGCTTGTGCTTGGCCATATCCCGCTGATTTAAGAATATTAGCTTGGGATTGGCCGTACTTATTTATATTAAACGCTAATATACGGGCTTGGGCGTTACCTGACTGGAAATGCCCTACGAAAGCTAACGCTTGTCCCCATACATTTTGATTAAATGCTAGTAATCTAGATTGCGCCTGTCCATATCCCTTAACTTTATACGCTAATATACGAGCCTGTGCTTGGGCATAATCTCTAATATTAGGTGGACGTAAAATCTGCGCTTGCGCTTGTGCCCAAACTCTTATCTTACTTACGGGCAACCACGGGGGCTTATTATCTAATAATAAGTTCCATGTCGAATCTGCTGGCCGCTTATAATAGACATGGATTGTGTACGGTCCTCCACCTTGAGTCCATCTAACGTGTAGGTTATACTCTTGGCCCAAGGTTAATTCAACAGGTCCAAATCGGTCCCAATCACCGTGTCCCGTACCAACCGTAGTAAATTGATCACTATAGTTTGCTACTATAACAACAGAATCAATAGTTACTTCGGAGTTATCATCCGATACTGTTCTAAATGACCAAGTACCAGTAGCATCAGCAGTAAATCTGGTTGTCCATGCAGCACCAGCATTAGTGCCGGGATAATCAGGTACCGGAGTTCCGCCATTATCATAATATATCTGACCCGACTGGTCTTCTATGCCCCAAGCAATAATATTTTCAGGATAAGGGGTATACTCACCTGTCCAAATCATCCGTACTAAGCCTTCACCATCTCTGGTTATCAGACCTAATGCTTGCCCATATCGAGGATATGAGCCAAAGATATGCGCTTGGGCTTGAGCGAACTCCAAACCCTTTATCATTGCTAGAGCTTGAGCATATACAGGATATCCAAAACCAATAATTCTAGCCTGTGCTTGAGCGTGCCACATAATTATTCTTGCTTGATAATGAGCAAGAATTTGTTCTGCTGTTAATTCATAATTAAATACAGCATATTCATCTAGAGTAGAGTATACGTTATAGCTATTACTCGCACTCCAACCACCTATATTAAAGTATTCTTGAAAATAACCTGTTGGATTTTGGCCGGATAAACTTTGGAGTACCCCATTAACATATATCTTATTAGCAGTACCAACTGGTTGCTCCGTATACATAACAGCAGCAACATGATACCAAACTCCCGCAATTAAAACAGCACTTGCTGTTGACCAATACTGATTAGTAGGAACCTCAAATCCTAATTTACCGGCAAAAATGGAAAAGTTATAATTGTCGAATCCTAATATCATGCGGTAGTCGGTAGTACCATCCCACTTGACCCAAGTTTCAACTGTTATAGCTGATCCTGCGGCCATTGGAATAGTAGACTCAGGGGCTATCGGGCTTCCTGTAATAGTAACGGTACCTGTACCCGTATATCCTGCATTATAGGTCCATAGGTATACAAAGTGGGGGCCTGTAGAAGTTAATGTAAATGGAACATCTCTTCCAGCAGTTCCAACCAAACCACCGGTGGTCTGATACCCGTTCTTACTCCACCATTGGTTTTCCCCACCAACTTGATATATACCTATATCAGCAGACGTTGGTGGAGTCGTTATATGGATAGTAACAACATCCCCCGCTTTGCCCCACCATGTAGGGGAGATTACATTCATATTATTTTCTTGGCCGTGCTGACCGGGAATAGCTAGGGGTAAAGTAGTAGTAGCATCGGCACTCCACATATTTTGTCCGGCATCTAGGGCTTTATTATTGCCAAAATAGATGGATGTTCCAGACAGAATTGCGGGTGTTTGGGAGAAGGATGGCGGTACTGTGCTGTACCACCAACTAGCGTTTCTTCTGCCCACTATAGAATGAAGCGTATCTACTTCAATATCAATATAGGCTTCTACTTCAGAGAAACCGGGATTAGAATTGCCTCCTCCGTCACTTATTATACGCATAGATGTTACATTTGTAACATCTACGAAATAAAGCTGGGACTCGTTTCCTGAATTAGGAAATGTAACTGAATAATAGGTACCGTCACTAAATATTATTCGCCCATAACCGAATGTATAACTGGGCCGATTAATTAATCGTACTGTTTTTATAGTTTGTGGAACAGTCCAATCTACTTGCCACCAACGACGGACTTCTGGTGGCTCCGAGGCATATCCAGAAGCAGCCCAGCCATCTGAACGAATACCGTCTGCCGCTTTAGCATAGGCATACGAAGCACTATATTGATTATAGCCCGTATAACTTGCAGACCCTCCAACGGGGAATCTAACTAGATTTGTTCCAGCCGGTGCCCCATCATCTAGTGGATAATAGACCATTGGGAGGTCTGCTAGAACAGCGCGTCTATAACCATCATCTGTGTTTATAATTTGAGCAATTGCTTGCGCTGGCCGTATGATAAGATTCATCCAAGCCTGTGCTTGGCCATATTTTTGTATGCCGGTTAAGATAATTTTTGTATTTGCTTGTGCAAATTTTGGCCATATATATGCACCAGAAACAGGATTTCTATAAACATTAAGTACACTTGTTAAGCCATAAGCCCTTATATTTCTTTTTACTATATGGGCTTGAGCATATGCATGGTTATTCCATTTATTTATAGCCCCCGGAGTAGGGTTAAAGCTATAGAATGTGGCGATGGCAAAAGCCCAGTGTCGATTAAGTAATGCCCTTGCTTGTCCGTATCCAGCAGATTTACGAATATTTGCTTGTGCTTGAGAATAATTTTGATATACTGAAAGGATGCTTGCTAAAGCCTGTCCGGTATATTGAGACTGGTTAAGAGTTACATGCGCTTGTCCGTACTGTTGATAAGTGGTTAGAATATTTGTTTGTGCTTGTGCTTGACCTTGATTATATACAGTATTATAAACACTATTATAAGCAATATTATCAAGTTTTCCTGCTTCACTAGATGGCTTACCCCAATATAAAATAGGGGATTGATTATAATAAGTATTTCCCGGTGAATTGTAATTATAAACTTTCTGAACCTGTAGAGTTGTCCAAGTACCGGGTTCAGCATCTCCTACTTTCCACATATGGGCCTTTAAATAGATTCCACCGGGACCAGTAGGATCATATATTGCTCTGACTCTATAGAACGAATTACGAATAACTGCATAGCCACCAGAACCACCGTAACTCCATATCCCAAATGTAGAGCCGCTGTTATCATATATATAGAACCACCAATCTTTTTCAAACCAATAAAAATAGTGATTACTATCATAAGAATTAGTTATCCATATATCATATAATAGATCTACATAATTACTTCCAGAAGATGGGGAAGGGCCAGAAGGGTAAATAGTATAAGCACTATTTCCACCACTTGTAAAGATAAGGTTAGAACCATCGGTATAAATAGCAGTAGGAGGAGTAGAACTTGCCCAATTAGACCAATTCCATGTATGGCCGCTATCCGAAGTACCTAAATTAAATGGATTAGGGGTGGTAACTCTGCTGAATGTATCTGAAAATGTTGTAGTATATCTTTGAAGAGCTATCATAGCCAATGCTTGACTATATGCCTGTACATCTATAGTAAGTATATGAGCATATGCCTGTCCAAATTGCGGCCAAATATATTCTCCTGTCTCCTGACGATATACTGTCCATGAGTCAGCCTGTGAATATATATTATATGTAGTAAGAATTTGTGTCTGTGCAAGACCAAACCCTTGATTATATACTGTATATCCATAACCCGAAACTGTTATATTATCAAACTTAGCCGCTTCATTAAGAGGAGTATTATAGATATCAAATATTGGAAGTAAGTTTCTATAAGGTACCCCATAGTTGCTAATACCATCTAAATTAGATTTTATATATTTCCATGTAGATTGTATTTGGGTCCAAGTAATAGGCTCAGTTTCCCCTATTTTCCATATATGTGCCTTAGTACTTGAAATACTGCCTTCTACTATTACTCGGAGCCTATACCACGCATCCCTACCTGTTATTGATACTGTTTCCCCTATATCTCCCGCAAGAGTAAAGGTTGTTTCAGAAGTATCAAATACTACTATATACCAATTTTTGTCAAACCATCTAAAATCAAGATAAATATCTCCTGCTGCTGGTACCCAAAAATCTATTAGAAATTCTCCCTCTTCAATTGAGGGAGCACCATTTATAGCATCATAATTTGAATGGGCGGGTCCTTCATTTGGTAATACCAAAGCTCCACTTTCTACATGTAAGGTGGATAGGGCGAAGCCTAAATTTTCATCGTAGTCGTTCCAGTACCAAGTCTGTCCAGTATCGGCAGTACCCACATTAGCCGGTGGAGCGGTAGTGGTCCTAGTAAATGAATCATAGAAATAAACTGGTAGTGAGGGAATTTGTATTATAGCAAGCGCTTGTCCACTCTCACTATATGTAGCAAGAATTTGGGTAACAGAATTACCTACAGCGTAATTAATGGTTAATATTTGGGAATCTGCTTGGGCATAGACTTGGATATCAGTAAGTACTATCTGTACTTCTGCCTGTCCTACCTCTTGGTATTCCATTCCTGCCCACCTACCTCAATTGTATTTGAGTGACTATCTTATTAGTCTATATATAATATCTATCGTAATATTGAATTGTGGCAGAGCCATCTACCGTAAAGATTGTTCTTCCGGGGCCAACGTATAGCCTATAATCTTTTGTAGTAATAAGATCATTTCTATTAACTGCGTCCATTGTAGCGGTAAACGCTTCGGTATCTATAACCATGTTAGTAACCCCTGTGGTAACAATATTGCCCGTAGATTGGCCGTCCCAGTCTACAATTCCACTTACGCTATTGCCTGTTAGGGTTACAACCGTAGGTGTCCAGCCACCATCGGCTATTGTGCGACCTACCTCATTGGTATCTGAGCTAATTGAATGAAGTGTCTCCCCAACAAGCCACGGCTTGCATTCAAACTCTACACTATAATCTAATGTACGCACCGAAGATGGAACAGACTTGGACATTTTAATAGATTTAGCTAAAGCTACATAATGACGATCAGTGTATTGAACATACAGGTTAGTAAATATCTTGGAACTTCTAATCATAGTAGCTGCTAGTTCTATTTGCTGTTTACAAGATAAATAATCTTGTTCCCATACCTTAAGGGATAGGTTAAGGGATTTATTAGATAGCCCTACATACTCTGAATCTGACCCATCTAGATAAGCGCCATAGTGGGAGGCAATATTAATAGTGGACTCCATATCTTCGCTTTGAACATAGCCCGGTAAAACGTAGTTATTATATTGAGCTAAATATTGTGGTGTTGGTCCTAAACCCATTTAATATTCCCTCCCTTACACTAATTTAGGCCTTAAAGCAGCCGCTATATGATCTGCCAGTTGATCCATTTGAGCCGGGGTAAGAATTTGACCGTTAATATTTACATTAACAGCCATTGCATTTCCTTCCCCACCAACGCTTATTCCTGTCTTACTATTGAAAGGAACATTAGCCATAGCTGCAAAGTCCCCCGCTCCTATTCTTATCCTACCTACCATATCTGCTGTATCGTTTGCTTTTTTCATTTCATCTGTTAGAGCATCAATAGCTTTTTTAAGGTACTCTTCTGCAATCCCCCTTTGTAATAATACCCTAGTATTGCCCATCATTACAGCAACTAAGTCCTTCTTATGCTCCTTGTCTTCCCCCGGTATAGCTGCTTGATATTTTTTAGCCCACTCAACAGCTTGTTGTACTAAAGCTTTAACGGGAGTTGCTTGATTTTTCCATTCTTTAGGTAAATCAATAGAGCCTATAGGGGCCTTTGTTCCTCCTCCTCCTCCTCCTCCCGTAGACGCACCAAAAGAAGTTCCTCCCGCATTAGCAAATAGCTTTTCAATGGCCGCTAACGCAGAAGCTTGAGTCTTTTGTGCGGCAGAAGCCGCACCAATAGCTGAAGCTGCATCCCTTGCAGCATTTATAACATCAAACATACTCCCGCTTTTTATGGCAGTCGTCATCTGAACCCTAATTTTTATTATAGTATCGGGCATTGCGTTAAGTATGGTTACTGCACCTATAAGTGCCTTTATATAGTCTTTTAGCTTATCTACAGCCTTGCCTGTTAATCCCATTCTATCTGCTAAGCCTAATAAGGAGGGTAATAGGTTATTTACGTCTGTAAGAAGTAACCCCTGTAGTATCTTAACGCTTCCTAAGCTATCTCTTAGTTGGGGAAGAATAGCAACATTTTGATTAAAGGCTACACCTAGCTCAGTATAAGCTGTAATAAGGGCCTCTACTTGTTCTTTTTGTCCCGTAAATAATTGTGGCTCCTTTTTAAATTCTCCACCTTGCTTTTGTGCCTGTAGAGTTACTAATTCATCATACAAAGCCTGTTTTCCTGATATAACACTTGCATCAATTTCTTCCCGCAGAGTTGCAAAATCTTCAGCTAATTGTCTAGCTGGGTCACGTAAGCCATCTATTTCAAAGCCAGCTTTTTTAAAGTACTGATATACCATTTCCCCATACTCAGCCGTATTCTTTTGGGCATTTACCAAAGCTGGATCTAACTCCGCAATAACCCCAAACAGCATTTTGGCCTCGTCTGCTGTCATAGCTCCTGTGTTTGCAACCTCTCCTTTACTTACGAAGCCAGTCTTACCGTTGCCCCCATACATAAGTTCATTGATATCTCTTTGCCCCACGCTAGATCCATAGCTTCGCCCCTCGCCTCTCATATATCCCGCAGTTTCTGGCACTCTTCTAGCATACTCTATAAAAGTTTGTCCTAGTTTTTGTCTAAGCTCCGCATTTTGATTATCTTTAGTATCCCCTATACCAAATGCCAGATTTGCCTCCGTTGTCGCTTTAAATCCGGCAAGGTTATTAACCATTTGATTATAGGGATCAATTACACCCTGCATCGTAAGAACACTGGATTCAAATATCTTTACTCCATCTGCGAATCCCTCTATATTAGCTCTTTCTTCCTCTGTAGTTAGACTTAATAAAGTACTAATAGTATTAGCTAATTCAGGTGTAACTTCCACACCCTTTCCACCCGTTGTCCAGTGGGGAAGCTTCAAGAATTTAATAACTTCCTCTATTCCCCCGGTCTGTAATTTTTCTATAACCTCTTTAGTAGGCATTAAATCATAGTTATAAAAATCAGCCTTATCACTCCTACCAAAAATAGGAGCTTCCTTTTTACGTCTAGGCTCAAGTAACGCTTCGTCTAGGGTTTGGGGTTCAGCATAAGCGGGCTTATACATAGGGCTTGGTTTAGGTACGTATACTCCAGAAGATATTAATATATCTTGGGCCAATTTTTCAGCAAGCATCTTTAAATCTGCTGGATTTAGGGACATTGCTTTAGATGCTAAATCGGCATATTTTTCTAACTGTGGAAGTTGCGCTAACAACTTACCCCTAGAATCCAAAAGGGATCTTTCAGCACCCATTGCGTCAATAGTAGACGTAGCGTAGTTATTTTGAGCTTCTGTAAGACGCTCTGTTTCATCTGTATTTAAAAGCGCTTTAACACTTAACTCATCTATAGTCTTCTTAGCATTTTCTTGAATTTCTATTATTGTTTCATAGGCTCTCTGATTTTCTTGTAAGGCTTTGATTTGATCATAAATAGATGCTTGTAAAGTCTTTTGTTTTTGTTTTGTTTTTTCAATTCCATCTTGCCATATTTGGAATAGTTGAGATACCGCAAGGGTTGCCGCCCCTGCACCCATTACTACAGGATTCATAGACATTAAGCCCATTGCACCTATCATTGTACCCACTTGTGAAAATGCACCATTTCCAGTAAGCGCTCCTGCTCCTCCTAAAGCTAATCCTGCTGCTGCTCCGCCTAATCCCGCAGAACCCATTCTAAATGCTCTATTTCCCTGCCATAACCCACTTACGCCCTGTAATCCTCGTGGTGGAGTTTTAAAGGCGGGTGGCATGGGGGGAGTAGTTCCCGATACTAGGGGCCAGTACTCAAACTGTCCCCCCGGTTGCACATACTTAGCGAAGCCCGGTCGTTCTGTTTTTGTTAAATTTAAAGGCGATTTATACGCGCCTTTTCCTATTGCTGTGGCATTTCCAAATAAGTATGAGTTAGCTTTAGATTGTATACCAACAAGCTTTAAATCAGTAGCCAATCCGCGTAGTACAGTACGCATACCACCAAAAAGTTTAGTAACTAAAGTTAAGGAACCTACTAAAATTCCAAATTGTATAATGGAACTAGCTACACTTGAGCTAGCATTACTACCAAGAACTGTTGCAAATATTTTTCCTAGATCCGTTACTCCAGCAACTAATTTATTAACGGACTCCGTAAATGCATTAATTATAGCCGTATCAAAAGCAGTCCGCATTTGTTGTAGCTTAGCAGTATTTGTATCTAATATTTTAGCATTAGCAATAAGAGCTTCATTTGTAGCATTAGCTGATTTAGCTATAGTTTCAAATATTTTAGGAAGATTACCTAAGATAGCTGCGGCATCTGGTGCCCTTCTTGGACCACCAGAAATAGCTCTTAAAATATCCTGTACTCTACCCTCAGGAATAACACCCTGTTGAATTGCATCATAAATTTCTTTATAAACATCTAAGAAGGGTCTAAGATTTCCAGTAGCATCTCTAACTTCAATTCCAAAAGACTTTAATACCTTTACGGAAGCTGGAGCATTAAGAGAGCCAAATAGGTTTTTGAAAGACGTAGCAATATCTGCTGCTGATTTATTAGTAACCTGAGACAGCACCTGAACAGCAGCAATCTGCTCATCTATATCAAATCCCGCAGCTTTTGCTGCTTCAGCAACAGTGCCAATAGCAGAAATAATATCTTGAGTGGCCTGTGCATTTCCGCCAGCTACGGCTGTTACCTTGTTCAATATCATAGTTAGCTGATCAGGATCAATCTGTAGCTGTTTAAATGCGGCACTTAGCTGATCTGTGGCTTTAACTGTATCCACACCGGCAATATTAGTAAAAATACCTACAGCATTTGTAAGGTACTTCATATCTTCGGCCCACTCTTTAGTTGTTTGTCCTACCTTTCTAGTAGCTAGGGCAATATCATCCATTACAGCAGTTAATTCCATGAGGGGAGTTGCTGTCTTATAAGCAATTTCTGCAACCGCATCAAATGCAGCTTTAGTTTCTTCTCCTGTTGTTTTAGAAACAATTTGGAATCTTTGAAGGTCGTTAGTTACCTTATTAACCTTAGAAATACTACCTATAACTGCACCAAACGCTCCGAAAACTAAGGTTGTAGCAACGGTCCATTCAAGAACCTTCTTAAAATCAACAGCAACCATTTTTAAGGTACTTCCAGCGTTTCTAAGGCTACCTGACCACTTCTCAATAGTCTGTCCTTGCTGATTCAAACTAGTAGTCATTCTACCAACGATTCCGTCTGCACCCTGGGCTTCCATAGATACGTTAGTTATACCTCTTGTTAAATCTTTGGAAACTTGAACAGAGGAAACTTTCTCATTAAACTGCTTTGCAAAATCTGTTGTTCCGAAAGGTGCTGTAATATCAAGATTCTTCATTACGTCTTTTCTAAGAGATTTAGATCGCTCTAAAAGAGCTTTCATTTGATAAGGTACTCCGGGCGTAGTTTTAGCCTCATTTAAAGCGGTATATTCTGGAGCATACTGTGTAGCTATTGCTTTTCTTTGAGTCGCTACTTTTTTATTAAAGGCTTCCTGCTTAGCATTAGCTGCTGTAAGTTTAGCATCAATCTCTTTAAGAACAATATTTCTTGCAGCAATATCCTTCTCTATTAGCTCTATTCCTCTAGCTTGACGAATTGCAAGTTCAAGATTCGCCCCCGTGGGAGCACCAGCAGCAGCAAGCGCCATGTCCGCTTGTACCATACCCCTCATTGCTTCAGCGGTTGGTAGAACCCTCTTTGTTCCTCCACCAGCGAGGGGAACAATAGTAGCATTTGCTTGTCGTACTGCCTGATATACAGGTTGTTTAGCTATCGCAGCAATTTCTTTATCTGAGGCTATTAATTTTCCGGGTGCGGTCATAACACCAGCAGCATTAAATTTAGGGACTGTTCCGCCGCCCATTTTATAAGCTCTTTCAAGGGCTAATTTGGCAACAGTTTGCTCCCTAATAGCGGCTGTTTGCATATTAATTAAAGTAATACGTCCAGCCTCGTACTTATAAAATTCTAGCGCTGCTTTCTTGTCTATAGCAGCTAATGCCAAGGATGCGGGGATCAAAGCCTGTGTAGCGGCATTAATCTTATCAAAATCCCCCATAATTTGGCTGAATTCGCCTGTTGCAAACGTTTCATATACGGGTTTTAGGTCTTTAGCGTATACCCCGGCTGTTGGTGGCTTTCCTCCCTTAGTGGAGCCGTAACCTGAACCCATAACAGCAGGGCCAGTAGGCGTTCTAAATGAAGCACCCCCATACCCTGCTGCCCCACCCGCTCGGGCCGATTTTGTTGTAGCGGCATCTAATGCCGCTAGATCGGTTTTCCACCCTACCACCGTTCTGTGGAATACTGTTCCTGACTGTATTAACACCCTATTAGCAGCGTCTACCGTAGTAGTTAGGTTACTAATATTAAGACCCGGAACTTTTAAGTTAGTAACTGGAGAAGCAGCCGAAGCTCTGAAGGCACTCTTTATAGATGACGCAGAGCCAACTATACCCGAGGTAAATTGTGATAGGTTTCCCAAATCGCCCATAAAGCGAATTCTATATTCTCCTGCCACCTTACTCCACTTCCTCTAAATCTATATCCACGTAAGTCTTACCTTTTTTTTCTGATTTAGTATCCCATATTTCGTCAAGATACTCGTCCAATTCATAGGGCTTATCCCAAAGATTTCTTGATGGTTTCTTATCTTTAGGTAGCTCATTAAGAGAGTTTATTTTTAATCTGTATAAAATTGCTTGTGTTAGTGTGTGGGGGAGATCCATAGCAGAATCAATACCTTCGGCAATTGGTATTCTTGTATATTTATTAATAGCCAACGTTGCCCCAAAGGCAGCCCCCTCTGCTAGTTTTTTACCTCTTCCCCACTTAACTCTAAGGACGAAATAGCCTCTATTATTTTATCTTTTATCGCTTTTGGAAGATTCCTATACTCATTAATATCCTCAAATTCAGGTAATTTACAAGCTTTATCTTGAAAAGTTCCGTAGAAAGCTTTATACGTATTTAGTTCTTCTATAAATGTAGCAAATGGAAGTACATTGCTTACCTCATATTTTGCAACCTCTATTAATTTATCTTGGGGTAAACTTCTTAATTCTGCATCAATTTCTAAAAGTTTAACATCTATATATTCCTGAATATTCTTTTTATACTTCTCCTCATCACTAGATTCCTGTTTATCTAACTCCTCTAAATTTTCTAAAGTAGGGGCATCTGGATTAGAAGTAATTTCTGGAAGTTCGGGCAGATTAGGCCGCACTACTACTGATTGAGCCTCCGTTATAAGATTACTTGTTCTAGATGTTTTAACTAGATCAATTTGTTCTTCGTAGTTAAGATCAACTACGCCTAAAACCTCATCCTTATATTCATCAGATTCTGTGTCTCTAAGCGCTGCTCTTTTAATAGCCGAAGCGACCCTTGAAGCTTTATACGCTTTATTTAGTTCAAAATCCCCTAAAACTCTAACCCAAACCTTTTTAATAGGCTTATTTGTTATGGGATTTATAATCTCTATCTCTTTTTTATATAATAAAAGATCGATTAAACTTGCCATTACCTTTTCCTCCTAATGTCTATACCGCTCAAAATAAAGAAAGGGAAGTAGGCTTTAAGCCTACTTCCCTTTCTTCGGGCCATATTTATAAGGTTGGCCCGATACCCAATTGCTGCTATTTAATTACCAAGGACCATTTCCTGAGGCTATAAATAATTCGCCTGTTGTTGAAGTCCAAGAGAATGTTTCATTCATAGAGGCATTAACTGAGGAATCGTCGCCCTCAGAGGATATTGTAATAGATGGAACATAGTAAGTTAATACAACCCTTGTTGGGTTTGTAGGATCTTTTAGCTGAACCTTTAACGGAAGAGTATTTTTCGCAAACTCAAGATCGTTCTCTATCGTAGAGTTTGATACATCTTCAAGTATTGCAAGAAGATCATTGTCTGTTTTAAGAACAGATATATCCCCTGTAACATCTGGAATTCCTACTTCTACGCCAACCGGAATACCTAGTCCACCTAGTTCAAGGATGGATTCAGACTGCATGGAAGCACGAATGCTCGCACTCTGCGCTCTAGGAATATTACTTACTGAAATAGTAACTGGTACGTACTTACCCTGAATAGCTGCTGGCGCGGTATTATCAAGGCTGTCAAACGTAGTTGTTGTATTTGCGGCGCAGTAAGTTACCCATAGGGTATCTCCAGCCTCTGCTGCTGCAACTAATGCTACGTTTGTTCCAGCAACTGTGTAATCAGTTACATTATTCAAATATGACCCTGTTCCAACGGACGCATCAGTTAGATACGCGTTAATTATATAACCAGATGTTCTAGTTAGATAGGTTGGTGTCTTAGCTAACCCGAAAGAATTTTGCCCACCAGAAGCAGTCCATGCCTCGTAAAATACTGGCTGCTTAAACTCTTTCTTGCTATTTGCTCCTAGTGTGTAGGAAACTGTTGAGTTGTCCCGTACACCAAAGGAAGCGTCCATTCCTGTAATGATTCCTCTCTTTACATATAGAGAGTTAACTATATTTGTACTTGAGGTATCTCTAATCTGTCCAATAGCATCTATGCTTTTAAACTCTGTAACAGAAACCCCTGAAACCGGGAACGTGCTTGGTGTATAACCTGTTAGATACGCAAACGTATTATGGCTTACATCAAACGCTTCGAATGTAACTGTTACTTCTGGAATATCGGTAGTTGTTCCTACGTGTAGCTTTCTACCTAACTCATCAATATTCTGTGTACTTGCTGACCAAGGGAAATCTAGTCTCTGAACTCTGGCGGCAGCGAATTTACCCTTAGGAGTAGCAATCTGTAGCTGTACATCTCTGGAATGTACCCTTGCTCTTTTAGCCATTTCTAATCAAATCCTCCTTAATAATTCAATAAAGAATCCTTTACCTTTTGGTTAGTTGCTCCCGCCTGATAATATATGTGTCGAAAGCATCTTATTTAATTAACTCTCTGTATATGTATTACTTGGGCTTATCCGTTTGGATAGAAGGTATCGTAAGTACAAGAAACTACCCCGCCCCATCTAAGACTCTCCTCCTCTTCAAAGGATGGTACATTTGTATCAGCTATAATAGAGGAGGTATCTGAAACCATAGAGCCTATCACTGTAGTATTATTATCCTTAATTAATATAGGTTCGATATCTAAAAAATCAGATATATCATCTGTTATTGCATTAACCCTATTTTCGTCCTCCATATATATGTCTATTTGAACCTTTCTTAAAAAAGCTTTATTAATATTAGGATCACGCCCTATCTCTAATTCTACTTTTCCTAGATCGTCTAAAGTTACAGTAATATAAGGAGGAACTATAGTTTCTAATACAAGGGATGAAAATCCTTCGGACCAATTTAAATTTATCCAGCCCTTACTTTCTAAGTAGGTCTTTAATTGGTTTCTAACGGATCTTCTCTCAAAAAACTTACTAGACAAGGTTAGGCCCCCCTTCGTTTAGCCATCTTTTTCTTTAAATACGCCATTCTTAATCCTTTATTGGGAAGATTACTATAGGTTCCATACTCGTCCCTAGTCATATAAGCAGATAATGGTGCTGGTTGATACGTCGGAACAACTGTACTGCCGCTGCTACCACTACCGCGCACTAAGTTCGAAGAACCTAAATATGGGGACTCAAATAATTGCGCAGAAGTCAACCTTAACGGTGTGGGTGGCCGAGGGGCACCATAAAACATAGCACTTCCAGCCATTCTAGGGTGAATTTTTTTAGTTTCTACATAAGGCGTATAGCCCTTCATAGTAGAGCCTGTAGATTTACTAAGTGCTGTTATTGCACCTCTTGTTGCTGCCTCTGTCGAAGTAACTAAAGCTTTAGATGCTGCTGTATTAGCGCCTATCTTTGAAGCTTCAGCTATTGTTCTCTTAACAGTATTACGAGCTATAGTAATTTTTCTATATAGCCCTTTATCCGCTGGTAGTAATTCGCCGGGTTTAAATGGACGCCCTATAACATCCGGGTTAAGCCAGAATTGAATTACTTCTTCGCCCGATTGGGCTGTAGCAACTCTTCGTCTTCCGTTTGGTTCAACGGTATATCCATAGGTTTTTGATGAGGTTTTATTTTGTGCCTGTCTAACTAACTCTCGTATCTTTTTTTGCATTTTAGCTACAAACCTATAGTAAACTCCCCTAGGTGGAATTCTAGGTGCGTAGCGTAACTGACCAAATTCAAGAAGTATCCAAATAGGTGCTTTATTTATTTGTGCCCAATACGCAGTCCTTGCTTGTATGGTTCTTTGTTTTTGTTCTTTAGCGTTTTTAATTTTACGAGGTTGCGTTTTTTTATACTTAGTAGAATATGCTACTCCTCTTTCTATATGGCCAATTTTTTCATTTATGTCATTCATTTCTGCTAATATATCGTCAAGAACAACTCTATACTGTCTTCGTTCCCACCTATCTTTTGGGCTAGACCTACTTGAATACATCATAGTCCTTACTTGACTATTTCTTTCTCCTTCAAGCCTATCCTCAAGAGACTGTTTTCGTTTATTTAGTCTATCGAGTCTTTGTCGAGTACTAAAAGCGTGCTCTTTTCTACTTCCCATTCTAAAACGTTCATCAACCGACCACTTATTAAATGTAGGGGAGAAAAACTTTTGATCTGTCCACATAGCTAACCAGTAGGCATAACGGATACTAACAGGGTTTCGAAGTAGTTGATTGGTAAAAGGAAGCCTTACCTGTGGCTTATATTCCACAGCATCGGCCCCCTCACCCCCAAGAAAAGCTCCATAGTGGTAGCCCCTTTGAAGATCACCCTTATCCCCAAAAATTTCGTCAAAGTCAGCTAATATTTGCCAAGAGGTAACTTTATTGCCAATTAATTTTATTAAGTTTCTTTTTTGGGCATATTTAATTTGGCGCCTAATTAAATTTCTATATAGTAAAGGAAACGCATCAGTATTTATACCGCTCCATGCTTCCTCAAACGCTTCCTGCAAAGTTATATATATTAGTTTTGTAATCTGACTTCCTACTTCAAAAGATACAGCTTGTAGTATTTGGGCCATGTTATTACTAGCTTCAAGTAGTCTACCGTCGTTTATAAAAAGCGCAACCTTTTTACTTTGTATATGCTGTAAAGCATTAATATATAGTTCTAGCTTAGAGACTTCCCTTAGTTGTTCCATTAGACCTTTTTCAAAGGCAGCTAGAACAGCAGCATCAGTATATGCTTTAGAGCCAGCAAGAATTTTTAATAGCTCGTTTGAGGTTGCTATATTTCCATGTATCATAAAGGATTTAGAGACTTGATATACATAATCCCTCATCGCTTTTAATGAGGTTTTTCTTGCAGCCTCTGTTTGCACGCTATTACCAACTATCCTTTTGTGCAAAGCCTCTAGTTTAGCATTATAGCGCCTAACTGCGGACATAGCCTCCCTTTCTTGAGGACTAA